AAACACTTGCGGTTGGGTCATCCAAGAAGTAGGATACCACCGCTTGTAGTGCTGTTCATAGTTGTCGAGCCCCTGGGATTGTGAGGTCCCGGGGGCTTTTTGTTTGCGGCGGAGACCGCGGGGGGGGGCTCCCCCTCCCGGCGTCCAGACCAGGAGAGGGATGGGCCGATACCAAGCCGATGGATGGGAAAAACGTAAACCACCCCGGCCACGTCGGTTACCCGAAGGTGGCTGATAGCACTCCCGGGATCTTCTTCAGATTCACCAGGAGCGTCTCTGGATCCTGCGAGTTGGCGACGCAGGTGCCAATGAGATCCTTGCGAGCGCGGTCGCCGAGATCCTTGGTGTCGATCACGACAACCCGGTTACCGGAGAGATGAATCCGATGGATGCCGGTGGATTGCTTGGATGGTGCGCTGGTCTTCACGGATCATGGCTTGGTAGCGCCTGGAGACCTGCTGGCAGTTCCAGCATGGCTCGTGATGGCAGCCGCAGGCTAGGCGTTCATGCAGCTGGTGGGCTATCGCTTTGAATTTGGAGAGTTCGTCGTTGGCGTGGTTGAGTTCCATTGTGGTGACGGTATCTGTGAATGGTTGCGTAGGAGACGTTGAGAATGCGTGCTAGCTCGGCGTCGGTTACGTGCATCGGGGCGCCTTTGATTGCCAGGCGCTTTTCGATTGGGATCCGGGGTCGGCCCATGGTTTTGTTGATGCCGAGGAATTTCTTGATGCGTTGGATGAGGTTCATTCGCAGCTGTAGATTTCGGTGGTTGTTTTGAGGTTGGTCGGCCATTCCGGTGTCACAAAGGAGAGGTCATGGAAAAGCACCCTGTCGGTCGGCTGGATCGTGAGGCGGCCGTTGTCGAGCTTGATGAACATGAACTCCTTGGCCTGCTCAGGATGCCTGCTGAATCCGTCGTCAATGGGCGCGACAGTGAAGAGGTACTGGCCCATTCGATGAAGACCGAATGCCTTGGCCTCTGCGGCAACGCACCGCAGGAATGTGTATTCGATTGTCGTGAACTCCCGGCTGTAGCAGTCCCACCGCTGAGCGTGCTCGATGCGCCAGTCAGGCTCCGGGTTCTCATGGAATGCTAGCGCGTGCGGTGGAACCGCCCGGTAAACGGCACCGCATTCGAGCATGATGGTGCAACCCCAGACACGCCCCGGTATGGAGACCAGGCCGAACCAGACGCAGGGCATGAGGCCGATCTTGTCGGAGATGAACGAGGCATCGACCCAACAGTACTGGTGATGCGGCAGCTGGCCGGATTGGGAGTAGGTCATGGGACGGGTTTGGTGTAGAGGTAGATGCCGTCTTTCAGCAGCTGGTGAATCAGATGGCCTTGGTAGCTGAGGACCCACGCCGCTGGTGTTGGCTTGCGGTGGATCCAGCCGGCGGTCACGGCTTTCTTCGCTTGGGCGGCTTGGTAGAGTTCTTCGAGGGTGTTGAGTCGGGTCGGTAGAACAGGTGGGTTCTTCGGCATGAGATGCAGGTCACTTTGGATTTGTCTTCGGTGAGGTTTGGTAGGGATCGGCCGCACGCGGTGCGCAGGTAGCCGTAATAGTGGGTGGTCATTGATCCTCTGGTTTTTCGTATGGAATAGATAGCCACTCAAACCAATGTGGCATGAGTTTCCTAGCTCTCGCTGGGTGCATTAGCATTCTAATCGATCGTTTTTCCAAATTGTGAACCTGCTGTTTGCCAACACCTATTTCATTTGAAATTTCTTCGAGTTTTTTGTTCTCCCAAAACCTCTTGATTAAAATCTGACGGTTGCGTTCTGGAAGTTTTGAGATCACTGACTTTACGCGTTCTTCAATCTCATCATCTTGATACTCGGGCGCTGCAATCTGAAGCGCCTCTGGATGATCAAGAAGCCTTTCCATGGGTACATCAATCGTCTGCTCTCGACGATAGCCACGCTTCAAACCAACGAACGTCTCTGGCCACTCCGATAGAACGTCCAGGTATTCCCCGACTGTTCCAAGCGCCCGCTGAATTGCGTCTGCCTCTTTTTGGATCGGACGGCGTTGCAGGTTGATGATTTCTCCAATCCTGTTTTCAGAGAGCCCTGAATTCCTTGCAAGGTCTGATTGCTTCCACCCAACCCGTTGTAGCATCGCGTACAGTTCTCCATGCTTGAACTTCGTTACGGCGGTGATTTTCACAGCTTGTCCTCCTTGGCTATGCGCCATGCTGCAAGGTGCTTGTCCTTAGTGAAACCATATCCGATCCATCCTTCGTACAGCGCATCCCCCGCATCCTCCAGCCGCTTGATGCGGTCCATGTAGTGTTTCCTGTCACCGTCGTATTTGTCCCACAAAGCGCGGAGACGGTTTTCGAGTTCGGTGACGTACTGGCGTGAGTCGGCCAGTTTCTTGTCCAGATCCAAGCAGGTTTGCTCCCACGTTGGAGGTGGTGTTCCGCGCATCATCTCGACTAGATTGCCAACAGTTACATTTCCGATTCCAAGATCAGTCGATTTGGTTAGTATGTTGTCGCTCATTTGCACTCCTTCCATTTGAATTGTGGTTTCCCGTTCTTGTCGGCCACCCATTCGGCATGACCTGCTAGAACTGCCTGTTGCTGCATTTGATCAGTCCCGTTATCGAACCCTTTAATCAAACACATCGTAATCAAAACCACGAACAACAGAGTGCATGGAATCACTAGCGAGTATTGCCAGTGTTTGTCGTTCACGACTTCACCTCCTTCTGTTCCCACAGCAGCAGATCCGCTCGCAATGCGTCGTTCTCCTCTTCCAGTTGTTTGATCCGCTCGGCCCTGTCTTCGTCCAACGCAACGTCAGCAACCAGAACGCTGTGCTTGTTTTTCACTTCCATAAGCTCCTCCTCCAGTTGCTTGATCCTAGCGTCAGCATTGTTCAACGCCCGCTCCAAGGCACGCGCATGGTTGATAAGAACTTTTGGTTCAGGATCCATGTCATGTATAATTAGAAGCGTATCTGTTCGCAGCGTATCACTCACAGCTTGTCCTCCTTGGCTTTGGCCCATACAACACACATTCCGCTCCAATCTTGTACAGACCATCCAGCCTCAACGATTTTATCCCCCGCCTCCTCTAGCCGCTTGATGCGTTCGTTGGCGGCGTTCAGTTCGCGTTCGAGTTGTTCAGAAAACTCAGCATCAACGGCGGTGTCCAAATCATGAAAACCACGCTTCGCATCCGTCCTCGGTGTATCGCTCACGGCTTTACCTCCCTCGCTTTGAGCATCGCGTCGGCGATGTAGAACGCTCGCTTGGCTATTTCATCAGCATTTCGATCTGATCCTCTCGATGCTTTTTCCAACGCAGCGGCTGCGAAGTAGTCGCGGATTGAAATCCCGTAACATTCTGAGGTTGCTTCATCGTGTTGAAAAACAACAGGAAACGCCGGTCCGCCGTCGTTGATTGGTTGGTTCATTTCGATTCCTCCACGACTCCACACGGGAGCCACGTTTTACCGCCGTCGGTGCTGTACTCTCGCTCATCCAGCCACAAGTCTCTGTCAGCTTGGACAGACACCCAGCCAAGGAGAACTCGGTCCTGCGGGTTGCGCTTGAATCTCATCCACGCCCCCAGCGGCACCTCATCCGCTGTCCATGGGCGGAGCGTTGCGGCGGGTTTGATACGGTAGTCGTAGTTGAGCCAGTTCCAACTTGGGTTTTTATCGAGTACCCAATCATAAGTGCCAATCAGTTTGGATTCCACTTCCATCCCATTGATAGATGCATCCATAACGCGGATGGTTTCGATTGTTTGTGCTATTGTCATTTCGATTCCTTTCTCGCTAGGTATTCACTGACCGCCTCATCGGCGATGTACTGTAGTTTGTATCCCATCTTCAGGGCGTATGCTTTCAACTTCCTATGCGTGTCGTCTGAGACTACGAACGTCTTGGCCGTCGGCCGTTTTTCTTTCTTCATGGCTTCCCCTCCATGATGATGGACTTCACGAACCGCTTCTTCACGCCGATGGCCTTGGCCACGTAGGACAGGCTCTGGCCTTCGTTCCACAATTTCCAGGCGCGTTTGGCATTGAGCGGTGGCGTTTCGATTCGTGCTGGCACCGCAACTGGATCAGGGAAGGAGATCCATCCACGGGCTACGGCGTTGGAGATCAATTCACTGACCATTGATAACCTGCCAGATGGCGCTGTTTGACCTGCCGAATTTCTTTTCGAGTTCACGATACGTGTAGGTGGGGTTGTTCCGCTTGCATTCAATGATGGCTTTTCGCTCATCCTCGGTCATGCGAGTCCAGGTGCTGGTGGGTTTTACTTCGACAACTGGCACCGGTGGCTGCTTCCCGAGTACGCGCTCAATGGCTTCACGGGTGAGTTTCATCTTTGAGGATCCAGGTGGGTGACTGAATGATCTGGGTTGAATCGCCGTTGTACCCGGGCCAGCTGTCGGTGTCTTCGCAGACCATCCACTGACGGACCCACGACTGCCAAACGGCCGATGCCTTGTCGAGGGACTCGGTGTCCAGCTGGTACACAGCGACCGCATAGGGCGCCACGTCTTCGACGCAGACCCACTGCCAGGCACGGGTCTCACCGGTGATGTCCCGGTACAGGTCCCGGTAGTAGGCGGCCTGAACGTCGTAGCGCAGCTGGCCAATCTGCCGGCGAAACCCGGCCTTGCTAGCATCTCGGCACTTCTTGAGATCCACGATCACCGGCATGGACGTGGGCAGCCAGTCGATCAGGCCTTTGCGTTCGCAGGACTCGAACTCACCGAACATACCCACCTGGGCCTTGCCGGGCTCGGCGAAGATCCGGCCGGCGACCGGGTGTTGGCGCACGGACTCAACCATGCGTTCGACGGTCTCGATGGCGTCGTGCTTGAACACGGTGACGCCCCGCTCGGTCTGCTCATCGCGCCAGGCGCGTGCCTCCTTAGTGCGGTAGTCGTCGTATGGAGACGTGGTCCAGAGGTACGGCGTCCCGAGGACCTTGTGATCCAGCAGGCTGCCGATAGCCATGGCTTCGGTTGGCTCCTTCTCTTCCTCGAAGCCTACCATGGCGTGCAGCGCAGAGCGGGAGAACGCCTTGAGGCTGGAGATGTTGATCGCAGGGTGGCTGCGGTAGGTGTTTACGTCGATTGGGTGGACCAGCTTCACAGCGCACCTCCGGCCTTCTGAAACGCTCGGCCGATGCCCCGCTTGTTGCGGATCACCCAGTACTGAATCTCCAGCGGCAGGTCAGCGACCGTGGGATAGGTGTCAGCATCGGGCCACCACTCAAGATCGGTGGCGAGCTTCGCCAGCTGCGCGTAGGTGATGCCGATCTGGGCCAGGGTAGATTCGGCGGTCTGCTCGGCGGGATCTACCGAAGGCAGTGGAGCCGGCGTCGGCTCAGGCGCAGCTGGAGTCTCGACGGGGGCGGGCGTGGGCTCCGGTTCAGCCACCGGTGCCGGGGTGGGCTCAACAACCGCGACCGGTGCGGCCTCGGGCTCGACCTTCTTGCGGCGCTTAGGCTCGGGCGGTGTCGGCGTCACGTCCACGACGGACGCGGTGACCGTGGTGGCGACGGACGGCTGAATGACCTGCTGGGCCGCCTGCGTGTCGTGGACCTCCTCCGAGGTGTGCATACCCAGCGCGATCTCCGGCGCGTAGGCGCGGGTCCAGAACGCAGCGGCGCGGTACTGGAGCATCTGTTCGGGCATAGTCTTCCACTTGGAACCGTTCTTGGAATACCAGCCCTCGGCCTTGGCCATGGCGATCGTCACCAGGGCACCGACCAGTTCGAGGTTGCCCTCGCGCTCGACGGCGTATGCGCGGCAGCCCCAGTCGTCGGCGCCTTCCTTGCCGACCCAGCGGAACCGCATCGGGGAGAACCGGCCACACGAGTTGACGGTTGCGATCAGGAACGCGGCGCTCCACGTGGGCTTGCCGTGGATCGGGACCATGGACTGCATCACGGCCATGACCGATGCGCCGATGCGCTGGCTCAGTTCAAGCGCGATGATGCAGTTACCGAGGTTGGCCTCGCCGCGATAGGAATCGGGAACGAGGGTGCTGGACGCAAGGGCCTTGGCCATGCGTTGGACGGACACGAACGCGTTCTCCGAAGAGAAGGCGCTCAGGGGTTGTGATTGCTGTGTTGCGACTGGTAGGTTGCTCATACGTCAGTCAACGTATGGCAAGTGGTGCGTAGCGTCAAGCAATCATCGAACGCTTCGGTCGATTTTTTCTCGGATTCTTGCGCGGATCCGTTCGGTGTCCTGGCTGATAACTCTGATCGCTTGGTCCGGCGTGACTGCCAGCAGTTGCGGCCCTTTTCGCAATACGTACTCGCGATACTGCTGACCAACCTCTCGTTGGTAGCGGTAGAACTCTTCAGGGGTCATCTGACGGCGCGTGCCGTTTTCGCTGACCTTTGCAGCTGCCGAAGGCGAAGGAAGAAACACTCCACGCTCCGACAGAGTGGCCAGCGTATTCCAAGCGGGATCATCCTTGCGGGTTTTGATCCAGCGGCTGAACGGATGTTTCATCATCTCCACCGGTTCACCCAGGACGTTGACCATGGGACCGGCTCCGATGTCGCGTCGAAGCATAGGCACCTGCTGGAGGAAGTACTCGGAGCCCAGCTTGGCTTGGTAATACTGCGGATCGAAGTACGTATCGACCTGCTTGAGTATGTTCGGGATGAACGATCCAGCAAGGCGACCAGCCCAGCGGGAAAGGTCCTTGTTGACCAAGTCGTCGGCGTTGTACTTGTACGCGTTGGTCATTCCGACGAGTTCAGTAAACGCTGAGATGGCAGGTGAATCGGTGAGCACAAACATCCCGGCCTGGGCGGCATCCTTGAACTTTCCAAGGATTGCATCTCGATTCCATTCCTTCGGGTTGTGCAGCTGGTGATCGCGAAGCTCCCCGATGGCTGCAAGGCCCATAGCAAACGGCATCTGCCGGTAGCTGATGAACTTATCTCCGATGCGGATGGAATACGGTTGGCGACCTTGAGCAAGTAGCTGCCGTTTCTTGTCCGGATCGAGTGATCGGTAGGACCCAGTGATGTCGATGTTGCGATCCTCTTCCTTGTCATCATCACCGAGGAACAGGGCGCCCGCCATGGCCATCAGAGCAGTTCCAATGGAGGCCTTCATCAACAGGAGCTTCCGCTCGTTGTCGCTGATCTGGTAACCGAACGGTTTGTTGATCCGGCTGGAGTTGCTCATGTAGTACCGAGTGAATCCCCACGGCAACCAGTCGATGCTGCTGTTGGTCGCGTTGGCCGCAAACCGCAGGAACGCCAGTCCGGTGACCATCTTGACGCCTGGGTACTTCTTCTCGGCTTGGTTGAGCCATTGGTAGAAGAGACCGACAATGCCAGTCGGGTCCTGCTTAAACGCGGCTTGGCGGGCGAGTTCCTTCGCGTCGATCAGGATCTCGGACGGGATTCTGGCTTCTAGGATTTCACGAACGCGCTGGTTCACGCGCTCGGCGGGAAGCCCTTCGGACTCAGCCTTCTCTCTAGCCAGTTGCACGTCAGAAGCGTCTGGAATGAGGAACTCCCGGATCTGCTTAGTGTCTCCACCACGGGCAATGATCCACGCCTTCATGGCTTCGTAGTTGGAAGTCACGGCAACATGGTCCATGGCGTCCATGAATCGGGACACGAAACGCAGATTGCTGATCGCCTTGAGCGCCATGTTGTCCGAGTCCTTCAATGCTTCGAGCGTGCTGGTCGGGCGCTCGGGATCGAAGTTGATGCCACGGAACATCTCTCCCCTGGCAAAGATTGCCGGCACATCCTTGAACGATCGGCGCATACCATCGAGCCATGCAGACGCGATGTAAGGCGCAGCAGTAGGGCTTTGCACGGATGCAAGGCCGGCGTTGATCATGCTGTTGATGATGCCGGTGCCCTGCTCGACAGCCGTAGTCAGACCGGACAACACGGATCCGTACCAGTAATCCATGATGATGTTGCGAGCGCGGATACCGCCCTCTCGCTGCATCAGCTGGTACATCTCTTGGATGATCTTGTTTCGGGCGGTGCCACCGGTCCTCTGGGCGCGTTGCGCCATGTCGGAGATCTTCTGGGCAGTCTCGCCATTGATCTGAGCCACCCCAAACTTCGGAGCGATGGCGTTGCGGAACGCATCAGCGGCCGCTTCAGGATTGGTGAGCAGACCGAGGTTAGCCCACTTAATAATGTTCGGAATGGAGTCGTAGATCTTCTTGCGAACCTTCTCCTTAACCTCAGGCAGTTTGACCTGTTTTTTGAACTCCTCTCGAACGATCTTGTTGCGCTCTTTCTCGAAGGCGTTGCCAAGCAGGTTGGCGAGTTCGATCTGGCCTGCACGGCTCAGCGTTCTGAGGATCGGATGCTCGCTGATCACGTCGAGCAAGATGCGCTTGTAGTTCCCCTGCTTGTCCAAGCTGGAGGTCATTATGTCCTCCCAGGAAACACCAAGCTCTCGGCGAGCCTGCTTGAGTTCGCGAGACACGACGTTGTCGGCGATCGACAGTGTAGACCGGATGTTGGCGATTGCGCGCTTGGAAGCGTCCAGTAGCCAGCGGCGGATCTGATCGGATGAAACCTCAGGGAACGGGATCTCCTTCTGCCGCTCGTTGATCAGGTTGTAATAGGTCAGCGTAGGAGTCAGGTAGTCGATGTCGCTGATCATCGCTCGACGCGCCTGGCCGCTCTGACCGAAGTCCTGGGCGCCACTCTGGGCAGCGACCTCACCGATCTTGCGCAGCAGGTAGACCCATCGCTGTTGGTCGATCGGATTACGGAACGATGCTTGAACTCGGGCGGCAGTGCGCTCGATCAGTTCGCCAAGGATGGTCTGCTGAAGGGCCGGCGTGATACCGAACTGAGTGGCTCGGTTTCCGCCAGTGGCAGCAGTGAAGGCCTCTTCGATGTCGTCTCCGTACTGATCGACCCATTCGCGGGCAGCGGCTTTGCGCTCCGCGTTGGTCTCGCGAACGATGCGCCCCTGGAAGAACCCAGCAGACGGGCGGCGGCGTTGACCAGCGGCAGCGCGAGGCGGCTGAACCTCTCGTTGCTCAAACGCGCCAGTACCTGGAGTCTCGAATGCGCCTTCGATCAGCTGGCCGATTTCAACCTCGGCAGCGGCGAAGTCCGTGTTCGCAGGAGCGTTCTCGCGCACATACTGGATCGCAGCCTGACGCGCTTGAACAATGTCGCGGGTCTTGATGTAGACCGCACGCGCAGCCCGGAGCGCCAGATTGATCACCGCCAGCGGAATGGCAGCCGTGGATTCGTAGGAACCCTGAGGGCGGGTCGCTTGGATTGCTCGGTTCAACAGGTTCTCAACCTTGTCGTACATCAAACGACCCAGGTCGGGATTGATCTGTTCAGCCAAAGACATCAGAGACGGCGCATCGGCCGCATCCATTGTGCCTACAAGGAATGATCCCTTCTGAACGAGGTTATCGGGGAAAAGGCGCTGGACGCTGGGATTAGACCAAACCGGCCGTAACGCATTGCCAGCCCGGATGCGAACCTCGTACTTGCCACCACCGAGAGGCTTGATTCGGAGTAGTTCAGCTGCCTTCGCGCCCTCACTCTCGCCCTTAGCGAAAATCTCGGTGCCTCCCCTCAGAAGCGAGATGGCTTCCTCTCTGGGAACCCGAATGTCCTTCACCTTCCGCTCAGGCGTGAAGTTCGCCGGCATCAAGATGCCAGTCTTCCGCTTGCCGGTGTTGGTCGTGTAGATGGTGATCTTCGGGCGAACCTCAGATGCGCCACGTGCTCCCTGGAAACCCTTCAGGAGGTTGCCGGTCACGACGTACCGCTGATCGGTCGTCTCCGTTGTGGTCTGCCATTCTTCAGCGGCGTTGGAGACTTGTTCGCCAAGAGAAGACGCACCCTCGGCGCCTTCCGACATCGACAGCGGCATCGAAGCACGCGAGCGCACCATGTTGCGCATCAAGAGCAGCTGGTGATCGGACGGACGCGTGAAGTTGCCTGGGTCATTCGACTTGAGCTTGAGCCCGATCGGGACCGCGACGTAGCCAAACTGGTTTTTGAATGCGCGACCAATCTTCTGATACGCCGAGATAACCATCTGTCGGGTTTCCTCGAACGCATCCTTCACGGATTGGATCTGCGCAGGAGTAACCTCCTTGGCTTCCATGGCAGCAACACGCTGTTGCTCGAAGGCCCGGCTCTGCTTGATCCACCCCTCGGCGATAGCCTTGGTCGTAGCCCGATTCTTGGCAGCCTCTTCCGTAGCGGCTTCGTAGGTTGGGGGAGCCTTCGGTGGCTTGATGGAAACACGCTCCATGACAGAAGGCCCGTCAAACGGAGTGGTTCCAGTTCCAGGGGTAAACTCCGAGGACTCAACCGTTTTGGCTCGGAGATCATCGACGTTCGCCTTCAGCGGGTTCTCGCCAACCTCATCGAGTGCGCGGATGCGGTCAGTGTAGAGTTCCGAGATGTCGCGCCAGAGCTTGGCCGCGTAGTCATCCGGAAGGATTACAAAGTAGCCCGTGGCCGATCTGGCGAAGTCGCCACCTTCGTCGATTCCTTCTTCAAGCGGAGGAAGGCTGAAGTCCATCTGGTCAACGATCTCAGGATTGGATTTCAGGACGTTGTAGACCACGTCATCGCCAATCGAGTTAAAGATGTCAGCGACCAGGCCTTCGTTTGCGGTGAGATCCGATTCAGTGTCCGCAGACGTGTTGGCATTCAGCGACGCCATCTTGCGGCGCAGCAACACCATGAACCGATTCTCAGCAGCCAGCGAAGAGGATAGAACCACGTAACGCGGCAGGCTGGTCTGACCAAAACGCATGATGCGCCCGAGCATCTGCATGAAGTCGTTGATGTCCGGGGCAGCCTGCCCAACGATCATCACGCGGCGCCGCTGGTCTTTGAACTTCGGATCAGTATGCGCGCTGGTTCCAGTTGAGCCCGACTTGTTGACCAGGATGGCGTCGAGACGACCGTTGTTGAAGTCGTCCAAGACCACCCGTCGATCGCGCTTTTTCCTCGGGACAGAAGTCGCCTTGCCATCAGGCGTGGTGACGATCTCCGTGTTTCGTCCGGTGATTTCGTCGATGGAATAACCCGCCTGCTGAATGCGGTTCTTTATGAAGTCGATGGGAGAGATCGGCATATCGCCAAAATCACCACCTTCGATTTCGTCGCGAATATCTTCGTACTGCTGGCGAGCATCATCCGGAAGCTCGTCAGGCGTGATTTTGATTGTGGTCTTCGTGTCGGCCGCTTTGTCGCGGACGGTGACCTCAAGCAGTTTGTCCAGCTGGCGAAGCAGTAATCCCTTGTACGAAACATCGTAACCCTCTTCCTTCAGGGTTTCGATCGGACCTTCCATCGTGTTGTTGATCGCGATGAACGGCTTCTCATTTCCCTTGAGCGTTTGGATCGCGTTGTCTGCAATCGCTTTGGCCTTCAGAGACAGGATGTACTGCGTCGAAAGGTTGAACAGCTGACTTCCAAAATTCGTGGATGAAACGCTGACCTTCTCTTCCGATGCGCGGGTCTGGTTTTCCGCGTTCTCCATCTTCTTAGCGACCTTCGAGACCTTTTTACTGAAGCGCAGGATCTGCTGGAGAAAGTCCGTGTACACATCGGCAAGCTCGCGCTCGCGCTCTGCGTTGTCGGTAGACGTGACGAAATCAAACGGCACTCCACCCCAGTTCTGCTCACGGCGCACGAACTCGCCGGATTCAGCGAGCATTGAGGTCAACGCCTGTTGGAGCGCCAAACCGCCGCTGTCCAGCAACTCGGTCATTTCAGTCGGGCGCAATCCAGCGCGCTGCATCAACGTCTTGAGCGCGTAGAGCCCGAGATTGTCAGGCCGCTTGGCGAATGTCGCAGATGCGAAGTACGCGCCCTTGGACTTGGGCAGCACTTGGTCAAACCGGATGTTCGTGTCGGAATTGGCTCCGGCCGCAAGGTGGGCTTCGTCCAGCACGAAGATCGCGTTAGGAGCGATGCGGGAGAGCGCCTGCCAGATCGGACCAAACGGTTTGGCAACGCGCTTGGATTGGCGCTGACGCCGTTGCTTGGCCACCTCCTTGAATCCCTGCGGAACGTCAGCCTTCAGCTGGTCGTAAGTTGTGAAGAACGCGTTGGATCCGGCCGGAAGTTCAGCTGTGTCGTTGATCTTGGCCAGTTCCTCACGGGCCTTCGTGGCGGTTCTGCGCACCTTTACGGTTTCGCCGGTAGATGCCAGGTAATCGACATTGCTGTTCGTTACATACGGCCGAATGCTCGTCTCTCCGATCGCCGGAAGATCCCGGCCGGCCATGTCAGAATACAGAGTGGGCTTGGCAGTGATGAACACCGGAGTAAGCCCATTCAGACGGGCATACCGCAACACGGCAGCCACAGTGCGGCCCTTACCCACACCGGTCTGATCTGAGTTAATTAACGCCGAACCGCGTTCGATGTTTCGGATTGCTAATCCAGCAGCGTCAATCTGCGCGGCTGACATCGTCTTAAACAGCTGGTCCTTGGTCATTTGCAGCCGGTTGGCGACGTACTCGTCGATCGGCATCTTGACCTCGGCCTCCAATTCGCGGAGGGCGCGTTCGGTGGCGTCTGCGATGTTTGAGGGGCTGACCAACCCGGTCTCCGCGTTCTTGCTCTGGCTCTTGTAGGGCTTGGTCCGAGCCTCGGACATCACCTCCGGCTCTGCATCTGTTTCGGGCTCGACTGGGATTTCGGGCTCCGTCGGCACCGTGGCTTGGTCGATGGCATCAATGACGCCGGTGGCCTGGGTTCGATTGAGATCATCCAACCCTTCGACGGTGTTGGCGGTCTCCTGCCAGATGGCCAGAAGCGATCGCTTGAGCTTGTCCCAGATTTCAGGGAGATCAGCGCGCACCTGCGAAGCGAATTCGGCAAACGTGCGGATGCCGGCCTTCACGTACAACGCAGCCATGCGGGCGCCGATCACGATGATCTCGGGATCAACGCCCATGCCGACGCCGCCGAGCTTCTCGCGCAGCTGCTTCTTCAGCGCCTCCAGTTGCGCCTGATCTTCCGTCGATAGCTTTGCCGTTAGTCCGGGCCTTGCGGTAGGCGGGTTAACCACAGGTTCAGGCCGTCCACCCGCCACGACTCCAGCTGCTCCTGGTTGTTGGACTGCGGCCGCTGGCTCAACCACTGGTCCAGCTGCCGTCGGTTCACTTGGAGCAACAGGTCGTTGTTCTTGAACACTTGGTACAACTGGTCCGGGTCCAGGAACAGGCTGCTCGACAGGTGTAGGTTCTGCCCGCTGTCCTTGAGGTACGATTTCAGGACGCGCAGGCGCTCCTGGAACGCCTCCGGGTTGTTCTCCACCTCCTGCAACTGCTGGCTCCACAGCTGGGAGATTTCCGACGCCAGTTGCTGCTGGTGTGACAGGGGTTGTGACTTTCGGTTTGCGAGCTTCATTGATCAGCGGTTTGAGTTGTGCCCAGCTGTTGTAAACGCGAGGTGCTGAAATCCACGGACGAACCAATCCCCCTTGGGCAGCGGGAGGGGTTGATCGTTTTCCGTCGATTACCACAATATCAACCGGCCATCCCGCACCCATCTTGGAGTACATTCCCCCGTCGATGGTGAAGAAGTCGGTAACATTGAACCGATTAAACAGGTCAAGGTACTCAGCCCGTTCGTAGGATTTGAGCCGGTTTTCTGGAGTTCCCAACTTGTTGGACTGCGATCCAGTCTTGGATCCTAAGATCAGCACGGCCTTTCCGTTGGGGGCCATGGCTTCGAGCGTGTTCAGCGCAATAGCAAGGTCGATGCTCGATGTCTGCGCCCGCTTGATGCTGCTCCTGAAAAGCGGGAACGACTCTTTCTGGCCTTCGATGAATCGAGCGCCAAACGGAGGGTTGATAATAACGCGATCCGGCTGAGCCGAATCCAGTGAGTTGAAGAACTCCTGGCTCACCGCATCGAGCCCGGTCGCAGGCTTGCCGATGAAACGCTCCAAGCGGGTGCGGCGATTCGGGTCCAACTCGTTGGCAAGAATGTCCTGCTTGGTCGGATCCGACGTGACCAGAAGCATTCCGTTGCCAGCAGTCGTCTCGGCCACGCGTTGACCTCCCTCTACATCCGCCAGAATGCCAGCCAGATAGGCCAGGGGCGGCGGGGTCGAGTAGGCCTGCGCAGTTTTGCTGGACGCAGTGCGAGTCCCTAACTGCGGCTGCTCCTCGTACCGTTGAGTTAACTTATCGTAGGTCTCGTTTGGATCCACTCCGGCCGAGCGGTCTTCACGAACGGTCTGGGCCGTTGCCTCAACAATCTGCGATTCGAGTTCTTCTTCGGCCGCTTTCTTGGTCGGCTCAACCAGCTTAGGTGCAGGAACCGGGGTCGGTTCGGCAGGGGGAAGCGCAGACGCCGCTGGAGAGATTTCCTCCGGAGGACGGATTAGCTCTTCTGGTACGATCGGCGCTTGGGTTTCGGTTCTTGCTCCTTCGGGAGGTCGCCCTCCTTTATCCACTTCTGGCAGTCCCACTTGGACTTCGGGTTGCGGCTCTTCTCCGCGAAGCAGGCCTTCATCTGGGCCTTGTTCTTGAACGGCACTGGGTGTGAGGGGTTGGGGTTCGGGTTGTACGGTCGCTTCAGTTACAATTGGTGCAATCGGCTCCGCCGGCGGCGCAATAGCCTCCTCAACAGCGGCAGAGATCGTGGGCTCAGGCTGGATCCGAATCGGACCAGACGGCGGACCTCCGGCGTTGATGCCACCAAGCTCTTCTGCAATGTCAGGAGTAAGCTCATCTTCGATCCCAGCCACGGTGGCGTTAGCACGCGGTAGAGGATTCGTAGGATCACCTCCAAGCGATTCAGCCGCAGCATTGGCTAGTTTGGCATTAGGCCGTGAACCAACGAGACCGCCGACAATTCCTCCAGATGCGGCCCCAATGAATCCAGCTTGAGCTACACCATCGAGCCACCCGCGTTCCGGATCGTACACTGCTGCGGCAGCAATGTTTCCACCGAACTGCTCAGCTGACTCTTGGACGCCCTCGGTTGCTAGCGCTTCTACCGCGCCTCGGACACGTTCGGCGCCAGTAACCCCAAGGAACTTCCTTTGGAACTTGGCAGACTGAGGAACCAACCTCTCGGCAAGTCTTTCCCCGATGCCTCCGATTCGGCCGGTGACAAAACGCTTGGCTACCTTAGGCGCTGCGCCCAGCAAGCCCTCGGTGACAGCGCCAATGGGAGCGGTTGTGGCGAATGCCAGATTCTTTTTCTGCTCGCGGCGGTCTTGAAGATCCGCAGCGAGATCGTACTGCTGGTTGGCTAGCGCCTCAGCAATACGACGGTTGATCGTAGCATCAGCCTCTTCGGCTGCTGACTCACCTGATTGAAGTCCGTAAGAGATGGCGGCCCCCAAGGGAGCGGCCGGACCAGCAATTACCGCAGCTGGAAGTGTAGAAACCGTGCTTCCGATACCGCCCATGATTTGAGCGGGAATCGACTCTCGGACGCCAGGGAGGCCAGGATAGGTTTCCTTTCCAAACTCTTGGACGGCCTGGCCAGCGCGGTAAAGCGGCTCCTGTTCCAAGGGCACTTCGGCAGTCTGCTCAATCTTCCTTCCGGTGTACGGGTTGACCGTTGGCGGAGGAAGAAAAGTGGCAACACGGGCTGCTCCCTTGAGGGTTCCTCCAATTCCTTCCAACGCCCCACGCGGCAACTCGGAAAGAGTGTTGAGCACGGTCTCGACCGTGCCGAACTCACCAGCGCGGAACTTGGCTGCTTCCAGCTGCTCAGTTTCGCCAGCCATTTCTTGCTGACGTCGCTGGATTAAATTCTTCCGAATTTGATCCCGGTTTTGCTTTACGAAGTCGAAAGCCTGTTCTTGGGTGTAATCTTCTGGGAAAACTACGGTTCCAAGCTCCGTTCCAAAATCGACTTCGATGGGCATATCAGAGTTCTTCAGGGTTCTCGCTGTCCGGCTGGCTTAGAATGCGGCTCAATTCTTCCGGCGACAACGTAATTGGTCCGGAAGGTGCGGCCTGCGGCACTTGGGGCGCGACCATCGGAGCAGCCAACGGTGCGGCGGTTCGAGGCAGTGCGCCTTCCATAACCTGACCTATGGTAAATCGCTTGACGCGCTGGGCTGCGGCTTCAGCGCGGTTCTTGGGCTTGGCTTCTGCGGGTAAACCATAAATTTCACGGCGTAGAGCGCGTTCTCCTTCCAGCCGACGAGCGGCTTCTTCAGGGCTGATTCCCGATGATTCTCCTATGAAGCCACCCACGTCTTTGCGGACCTTGAAGTTGCCAGCCTCGTCTTGATAGACGTTCACATCATCAACGCGCTTAGCCCGAAGCGTTTGAAGATCCTTGAGAGCCGCGTCAATGTCATCAAACAGCCCCGGCTCCTTCTCAGGCTTAGCCAACAGCGATGCCTCGTAAGCGCGAGCTTCTTCAGGAGTTCCTTCAAACTTCCGTTTACGACCCTCTGGTCCTTCTTCGATGATAATCTTTGGCCCCTTCACCGCCGCTGCCCTCGGGCTGGGTCCAACGTAGGCGTACCTGTTGCCACCGATCGTGGTCTGAGGGTACTGGGACAGGTCTTGTTGCCCCTGGAGAATCCCAGCTGTGGTCGGACGGCCTAAGATTTGATCTTCAACGGCACTCGGAAGTTTTACCAACCCGCGACGTGCTAGCGCATTTTCGTAGGTTGATTCTCGTTGCAACCGACGAGCCAGCCCTTGGTTTAAGGCGGTTTTGTACTCGGGGCTTTCAGTGATTTCCGGTGCCAGCGGTTCGTTGACGTTGAACTCGCCAGCACGGGCTCCGAGGGCGCTGCGAAGCTGTTGGGTTTGAAGGCGTTGATCCCGCTTCAAAGCCGATTTCGCGTAGTCGGGTTCGCCCTGAGCGTCCAAAACAAGGTCCTGACCAAACTGTCCTGCGGCAGCATCGAGACGTGCTTTGATCCGTTCGCCCAACGCAGCCTGCCGTTCTTGCCCAAGCTGGTTGTAATACTCCTGCCGGATGCGCGCCTCTTCCTGCCGTTGCGCAATGGCTTCCTCACGCGCCTGGCGCTGATTTGCCAGCTGCACGCCCTGGAGATACGACTGCCCGATGTTTTCGAGTCCTGAGAATGGGTTTGCCATAAATTAACCTCTCGGTGCTCCGACTTGTCCAGGAGCCATGGGGTTGAACGTCGATGATCCGCCTCCGGCGCCAGCGCCACCGGCGCCGTAATACTGACCAAGGGCACCAAAACCAAGGTTAGTGAGCCCAGATCCAAGCGAACCCATTCCCTGACCCACCACTCCAGTTGCACTTGGCATCGAAGCCACTCCGATCAGCGCGTTCATACGTGCGATGCGCTCCGATTCACGTAGGCGCGCAACGTCCTGCGGAGCAAACTCATAATTGGCAACTGGCGCCAGCGGTGTGGTTCCAAGGATATTGGCAAATTGCTGACCGCCCGCCTGCTGTAACGCCAGCGACGTGCGACCGAGATCCCGTGCTGTCAGGTTGCGGGCGGCTTGGCTTCCAGCAAACCCTCCGGATACCGCACGGCCAGCAGCCTGTCGTTGCACCTGGGCAGCGACATCTGGAGGAAGTTCTCCTCGCAGAAGTGCCAACGCATTTTCCGCCCGCTTAGCCTGCGCCTCCTGATAGCCGGGCACCTGGATTCCCAGCGACTCCAAAAGTTGAGCGCGAGCAAACTCATTACGTTGCGCCTCTAATTCTCGGGTGCGCGGTGCCAGCTGCTCAGCTTCTCCAATGGCAGCTGGAATATCCAGTGGAGGGGTCATGGCCGCGCCTCTGGCCTGCTTTCGTGCAGAGCTAGCAGACGATGCCTGAAGACCCATTCCGACGCCTGACGTGACGATACCGGCGGCGCCCAAACCGATGGCTGTTCCTACGAATGACATGGTAAGTATTGGTTTTGCCTCATGTAAGTGAGGTCGTTCAAAAGCTCTTCGTGATCGGTCTTGTTATCGAGGTTCAGGTGAACCGTGGTCCAGATCGTGTCCTCATGGATCAGCAACACCCGGCGAGTTCCGGGCTTCGTGATTCCTGAGTATGGCGCCGTGTAGGTCACGTGCCCCTCGTTCTCGCTGACCACCGTGACCTTGCCTTGGGTAATGAAGAACGGGTTGTCGAACTTGTGGATACGGCTGGTGATCACCGATCCAGCTGGCATGAAGATTTCACGCACGTACATCCCCTCGGGGAACGTGTGCTTCAGCGGGCACTCCTGCGGAGGAAGGTTGGCAACGAATGCCTCCCAGCGGTCGAGACGGTCGTCAAACGAGATCGCTTCGTCCGCCAGGAAGTCGAGCCAGGTCGTGGGTTGAGTGGGCACCACTTCCATCAGATAAACCCTCCGAAACGGTATTGGATCTTTGCCGAACCAAACGGCTGCACGTTTACTACCGTGCGCTCGTTCGGGCTGTAGGCTTCGAGTTCGTTGCGTAAGCTGCGCAGGGCCAACTGGATCTCGCGCTCGGCCTCGGTGTACTGATTCCGGTCCTCCTTCTGGATGGCCTTCATCATGTGCTTGATGGCCTGGAGATTGCCGATAAACAGCCAGTCTGAATCCACAACTGCGGGAATGAAGTCCAGGCGCACGATGGCTTCGACCACCGTGTTGGTGCAGGCCTCATCTGGAGGCACGCAGCCGTCGCCATGGTCGATGCAGTCGTTCTGCGCTTCCGCGTTGCACCCGGAGGTGCCGCCGCAGACCTCGGGCATACCGATCAGGTAGGTGCGCCGATACTCCGGGTTCTGCTCGCTCGGCCCCCAGACAGCCACCTGGGTCAGCAGGGTAGTCGATGGGTTGTACGCCAGAATCGTCAGGCTGCCTTGAGTCAGCGGCTTCTGGGCACCGGTAAGGCCCGGTTGCTTAAAGAGATTGACCGTCTGAACGTAGGCGGTCACGGCCGGGTTAGGCAGCGTGACGTACTCGCCCCAAACGTACTCACCGGTGACCGCGTCCAGCGTGCGGATCGGGTTGCCGTTGGGGTCTAGCCCCTGGAGAAGCACGCGCTTGCCAGCATCGGCCGACAGCTGGGGTTGCACGCGGATGTAGCAGTTGCCGACGGAATCACGGAACTGAGTCACCATGCCGCGATCTAGCAGCTGCTCCTGCTCGCAGCCCTCACGGCCGCACCCGGTGCGCGGTGCGCGTTCGTCCGTCTGGAACTCGTACCACTGGTTCTGGATCGGGATGTTGTAGCCGCAGACGTTCATCGCCTCGATCGTCTTGACCTCGCGAGGCCAGGTGATGCAGCCGGCGGTGACGCAGACGCGGAGCTTCTTGTATGTGCCCCACCACTTGCCCATGTCAGCCAGGCGCGCCTGAGCCTCGTTCAGCAGCTGGAGAAAGCGATCGTCGCAGGTGGCGAGACCGACAGCCTGCGGGATCGTAGAGTTCTTGGCTTGGGCGAGGGTCTTTCTCATGTCAGCGGATGGCTCGGGCCATGACTTTCCATTTGGATTCGTCGATCGCGGTCGCTACACCGGTTGTCTTGTGGTAGACGTAAATCGGAGTTCCACCACTGGCGCGAACCAAACCAATCGAGGTGGTGTTTGAAAAACACCCGGTGATGATTCCGTAATTTGTAGTCCAAGCGAGCGACCTTGAAGAAATGTAGTCCCCGCCAGCCGGATTGATTCCTGCATACCCCGCATCACCACCTGCGTCCGTGCAGATAATTCCGATGTCCCACGTCAACGGATCCACGCCCAGACCGTGCGAGAACGTGACCGACGATCCAGCCGCTGGGATGGCCTGATAGTTCGCCACTGGCGTAATGTAGCCCGACTCCCAGACCGATGCCGGGGTCGAGTTCGTCCGCAGGAACTGGCGATCCGTTCCAGGTGCGAAGGCCGCAGGCCCGATATTTAGGCCAGGATTCAGCAGCTGGAAACGCGTGCCGTCGTAGACCACAACGCACATCTGGCCGTTCACGATGTCGTTGGCCACCAGCGGCACGGTGCCGAACTTCGTGATCGCCTTCGCCGCCAACCCATCCACCGCCAGCGTCGTGGCGCCCGTGTTGGCAGCGTTCGCGATGAACGCGTAGCACACGCCGGTGCGGTAGGCTTGATTCACGCCAGGAGAGGCCGGGGTCAGCGTCAGCGTGTAGGCGTTGGCAACACCGCCTCCAACACCGTAGGTGAACTGAGTTGCAACTCGGGCCCACCCAGCAGGCGCCGTGCTGTTGTACTTCAGCACCTCTACCGGGTTCTGGTTCGCATCCAACCGCAGCCAATACAAATCAAGCGAAAAAGGGGAGACCGTGTTCGCCGACCACTCCGGAGACGTGATGATCTGCCCAATCAGTGCCTGCGCGTAGGCGTCAAGGCGGTCCTGCTCGCTGGCGTAGCACTGGGGAGGCGGAAGAAGCCCTGCTGAAATATCAATGTTTGCCATGGTCAGATGCGGTAAAGGTAATCGTTAGGCTTGCACGGGCCGGGGTCGCATTGAATGTCGAGACACCCCTCTGGGCAATCCAAATAGAATGTTTGCTGAAGAGGTGCAACACAACGACTAGGTCTCCCTGGCAGGAAGCTGGGTCCGAACTTGCCACCGTTGTTGATGAACAGTTCGTTGCCCGAAAGGCGCCGCACCGTGTTGCACCGGATCTGTACGTTTTCGACATACCGGAAAAAGTTGCCGCTCTCGGTCACTGTCGCGACATCGGGGCCAGCGTTGGCAACCTGGAAGGTCGTCGTGGTCGGCATTCCCGTCACGATGAACTGCCCGTTGAACGTGGGGTCCGAAAAGCCCTCGAGCGTCACGTGGTAGCCCAGCTGCATATTGTGGGCCTTGGTCGTGGTGTAGGTTGCCACACCGGCGGTGCGAGACCGCGCAGACATCCGAATCTCCCACGGGAAGTTGACCGGATCGTTGATGCCAAGGAATCCGTTTCCGGAGACGACCGGTGTGTTCGGCAACGGTCCAACCTGATTGTTGACCGTAAATTCCGTCGCCGACGGCGTGCTTAGGACGGTGAACACGCCATTGAAAGTCCCGTCCGTAACACCAACTACGGAAATCTCCATGCCTGCCTGAAGTTCGTGCGGCGAGACAGTCGTGAACGTCGATATGCCGGCTGCGTCTCGCGATGCTCCTGCCGGCAATGGCGCCGGAGGTCGAATCGGGATCTGGTAATCCGTCGGGTAGTAGTAGGCGCTGCGGTTGACATCGTGGTTGTTGATCACGAACACCGCATCGAGCGGTGCGAGCGCCGGCTGGTAATACCAGCTGTCAGGCCCGGTCAGCAGCACGTCGTTGTACTCGATCAGCAGGTCCTTGTGCGCCGAGATCCAGGCAGCGTATGAGGGCGGATTTCCAAACCCGAACTGAACCGCTGTTGCGTACCAATCCTGCACGGTGAGCGCCATGAACGCTGAGACGTTCAGCGCGGAATTGTGGTGAACGTGCGTTCCGATGTGTGGGTACGTATCAACGTAGAAGCAGGTGCCAGTGAATCCGTCGAAGTTGTTGTAGCGCACCTCTGCTCCGAACGTATCACGCACGGTGATTCCGTGGACTGGACACTGCTGGGTGAGCGGGTTGGGACCGCCCTCGATTCGGTTGTACTCGAACACGCAGTCAGCCGCGAGGATCCGCAGAGGGCGAGGCAGTAGCGCGGTTGCCGCAGCAGCGTAAGTGTCAGGAAAATCAGCGCCTACTTGGGTTACCGAGAACTTCGTGTCGCTGATGATCGAATCGACGGTGAATGTGCCATCGAACGTAATGTCTCCGATTCCAGAGATCACGACTGAATCACCAATCCGCAATCCGTGTCGCTCGGTGGTGGTGTAGATGTTTCGACTGGTTGCGGCGACACGCGCAAACGCGATGACATTCACCAGCATGGATGAATAACCACCGATCGCGCACTGGGTGTTGGCCTCCGATGTACCTGGGTGGATCGTGGCCTGCACCGAATTGCGCCCCTGGTATCCAAATCGATTGCGTCGAATGATGCTGCCATGTGACCGGTCAACAACGGTGGACGGCAGGAACGATTTCAGGACGAACGTCTCGGCGTCTGCGATGCCGACTCCGAAGTCGTAGAACTCGCAATCCTGAACGATCGTGTTTTCACCAACCAGGTTGAGACCTGCGACCGTGAAGAGCGAGTTGACACCGGCCTTCGTTTGCGGCGTCAGCGCAACGTCTGGAACTGACCAGGACTTGGCGATGTTGGAGCGCAGCTGGTAGGTGCCATTGTCAGCAAAAATGCCCGTGTCAGGCCCAGCATTCACCACAGTGAACTGGTTTGCGAACGGCGCTCCAGTCACGATGAACGTGCCGTTCATGGTCGGGTCGGCCAGGCCAGTTATGACGACCGTTTCGCCACCAGTGAATCCATGGGCGCCAGCAGTGTCGTAGTATCCAACACCAGCAAGTCGCTCGTATCCGATCACCGAAGTCGCGGCGCCGACGTTGACGCAGTAGACCTCTTGGGCGGACAGAAATCCTGCCACCACAAAACTGCCGTTGAATGCAGGATTTGAGAACCCTGTCACGGTAATCGAGTCACCCACCGTGTATCCGAAGTTGAAGTCCGGATGCTTCGTGTAGATCGCGTAGTTGAACGCGTTTCTGGTGACTCCAATCAACGGGCACCTCATGTCCCGCTGGAACGTCAGCGACGTGACGTTGATCAACGGACCAAAGCCGTTGAACGTGCCATCATTAGACGATCCGGATGTCACCACGCCGTCGATGTAATGCGAGTAGGAGCTTTGGTTGCTCGGTGCTGGCAGGACTGGAGGTGAATAGGCAGGCGGCGCGTTGACCTGAAACTTCGCCGGAAACGCCGTGGTGTACGTGTTGATGCCGGCAGTCCGCTCCACCGAAACGATGGTGATGTCTTTCGGGCCGTTGTTGACGTAGTTGCCGTCGAACGTGATGCCTTCGATTGTGAGATTCTTGCAGTTCGTCGCACCCAAAGGCATTGACGGATACTTGGTCGGGTCCGACACCAACCCTCCATTGGTGTAGTAATTCCCAAGGCACTTGATCATCTGGATGTTGAATCCAAACGAATCTCCACGGGTAGTGGATGTATGGTTGGCGAACTTCACCCGCGTCTTGCCAGCGCCTTTTCCTGTGAACGTGAGATTGTCACGCATGGAAAAGGTCAATGGCTGACCATTTCTGGGATCGGTGATGTTGCCTGCAAAACCCAGCGGAATCGATGATGTGTAATCGCCTCCGATCAGGTTTATCCATCCATCTTGGACAACTAGACCGCTGTTTCCGCCTGGAACAGTCGCAGTGAACGTCGTCGGGTTCGGTGTTGAATCGACGCGGAAACCAAGTTTTGCGGCTCCGAGTCCATTGAATGTGGGATCCGTGAACCCATCAAGGGTGATCAATTCCCCAACTACGAGACCGTGAGGTGTGGCCGTGGTGAACGTCGCGACGTTGTTGAATCGAAACCTGCTGGTAATCTTGGCTCCCGGAGCCGATCCGATCAGGAACGTGCCTTCTGGAAAGTCGCACCGGCCCGAGTACATCAGGCAGAGGTTGATCGCCCAGGCGCTGTTTCGCAGCCCGCAAGGATCGGCACCGTAATCGACTGGATTCGTGGAAGGCATTTTAGGCGGATAGGAGCGGGCAGGCGACGCGACTGAGGTCACCGTAAATATCCTCCTGAAGGCGTTGAGCAACCATTGCCACGCGCTTGAGGCGGAACCGGCCCGTGTTGACGTAGCGGAGTTGGAACTCATAGCCGTCTCGAGTGAACCCGCCGGTTTGGATGTCGCATTTGTCGGGCGGCTGCGGCAATGCAATGCGCGAGCGGGCGGCCGGCTGGTAATACTTCACCTCCTGGCAGTTGATCACCGCTGGAGGGCAGCTGATTTCACCGGGCTCGCAGTTGCGGTACTTCGCGCAATCCTTGAACTCCGCCCACGGCTGCCAGCACTCACCCTCGTTGGCCTTGAAGTAGACCTTGGATTCGATCGAACCCATAACCTGGTCATACCACTGCTCGGCGCTCACCAGGCGCTTCTTGTTCGCCGGCTCGGCAAACGTCAGCGACCGCGTCTCGATCACCCAATCGATCGGCGCATCATCGAACCCATCGAAGTCGAACTGGCCGTTCTTGGTAATCTCGTACAACCCGATATCGCCCTGGTTCAACCCGAACGCAAAGCATCGATCGGAGTTCTGGATCCGGATCGTCAGGAACTGAAAGAAATCCACCCCGGTCCAGACGCCTTCCCAGGCGGGAGCCACCTTCCGGCCCATGCCGGAGACCAGATCGAAGTCCAGCACGACGGCGCCGCCATGCACGATGCCACGGCCGTTGACCTTTTTCGGCTGCGTGGTCATCAACATCCGGTTGTCGAAGTTCACCGCGCTGGCTGCGTAGAGATAGAACTCGGTGTCGTATGCCAGCGCCCTGACAACCTGCCGGCTGACCGGGGTGTTGCCCCACTCGGTGAAGTCGCGCCTGGCGTAGATCAATGATCGGATGCCGTCCTGAGCGCGGAAGAACAGATCGCCGTTCACCGCCACGATGGATTCATGGTTGAACGATCCGAAGTTCAGCAGCGCGAACCGCTGAATCGGATAGTTCAGGTCCTTCCACGCATCGCGATCGACCGGGGCGTTGAAGGCGTAGGTGGCCGTCGGGGTGAACACCAGCAGGTCGCCGTCACCCAGAGACGTGTCGAGGTTGGCTGCGAACGCCAGTCCGGTGATCGGGCCGTTGCTCACCGCAAACGCGCCGCCCTCGGCCAGGAAAGTGTTCTCGGTGAATCGAATCACCGAATCACGACCGTATGCCGGGTCTCCGTAGACCAGGTCGCCGCCGTAATATTCTGAGCCGTTCGCCACCCAGAGGCGCCCCTTGCCGTAGGCCATCGGGCCGCCAGTCGGTACTTCATCGCCCGTGGCCCTGCGAATCGTCGCACCGTTGTAGAGGTAGGGAACATTGATGGTGTCCTGCACGACCAACCAGTTCTCGGCCTGCTGGAAGTAGACGTGCGGCGCCTGCGGGTTGTTCGCCAACATCTGGTAGCCGATGAACAGAGGACCCAGCAGCGGACCGGCGTCGATCCCAGGCGAGTAACAGGTGAACGTGGTCGGTGACGGCACCGAGTCCACAACGAAGTCGCCGAAGAACCCGGTCGGGAAAAATGCGCCAACGGGCTCCGGGAGTCGCACGACCATGCCGGGCGAAAGGCCGTGCGGCGCGCTGCACACATAGGTGGCGACGTTGCTGGCACGGCCGCGAGTCAGAACGGTGAACTGAAATCCGATCGGAGTCTGGTCGGTGACCTTGAAACCGTTCTGGATGTCGATCTGGTAGACCTTGCCGCTGATCGACGCGAACAGGTACGGAGCGCCAGAATCGGAAACGTAGGTGCCGCAGCCCTGAAAGAATCCGTTCAGAAACGAGTCACGGACGGCGCGGTTGTAGTATCCGCCCTGGTAGACCACATCCGGATCATCGAACGTCAGGCCCTTCACCCAGATCCCCGGGCGCGCCTTGGGAAACCCGCCGCGCACCGTCGTGTTCACCGCCCAGGCCAGCTGGTTCGGCTGAATGAGCGAAGGCGAAAAACCGCTGTCTACCCCGCCCTCGGCGGTGAGTAGGCCGTCTACAATGCGATTTTTTTCGGCGACCATGACGCTTGAAGCCATTGAAAGGCCAACCCATGATTCCCGCAAGATGAATGAAAGCCCCGATTACCTGTCTATCCCGTGGCGTACAAAAGACCGCTTTCTGATCGAGGCTGAGATGGTGCGCCGTGGCGGGTACATCATGTCCGGCGGGGTGAAGTACGGGTGCGGCAAGTATCATCACTTCCGCCAGGCCATGACGGCTCTCTGGCCGCACTTCGACTGGCACGACTGGTCGGAGCTTCTGATCCGCACGTTCGTCGAGAATCAGGAGGTCGGAATCATGGGCCCTGGTTCATCGGGCAAGACATACGATTCAGCCGCGTTCGGGCTATGCTCGTTCTACATCTACCCCACCGGGACATCGATCATCATGTCGTCAACGACGCGTGAGGGTCTCCAGCTGCGAATCTGGGGATCGATCAAGGAGCTTCACAACAAGGCCAAGGCGAAACGCGAGTGGCTCCCGGGGCGCGTGATCGAGAGCCGATTCATCCTGACCAGTTCGGATGAAGATGCCGAGGCGCAGGACTTCCGTGATGGCATCATCGGTGTGGCGTGCAAGGTCGGTGGCACGTTCGTGGGTCTGTCGAACTACGTCGGCTTAAAGAACGATCGCGTCATGTTGATCGCGGATGAAGCGTCGCTGATGGGGCGCGGCTTTCTGGATTCAGTCGCCAACCTCCGCAAGAACCCGGTGTTCAAGCTGATCGCGATGGGCAACCCCAAGGACCGCAACGACGCGCTGGGCGTGGTCTGCGAGCCTCACCCGTCGATCGGCGGATGGGAAGGCCTTGAGTACCTCGAAAAGACGCGCACCTGGAGAACGCGGGCACCCGGTGGTGTGGCTGTCCAGCTGTGTGGATACGACACGCCGAACGCGAAGTTCCCGAAGGGCACCAACCCGTACAAGGGCATCATCACGCCGGAGCAGATTCAGGCGGACCTCGATTACTACGGCCGCGACTCGTTGCAGTTCTCGATGATGAACCTAGGGCTCCTGCCCCGGGACGGCGGCACCAGGCGCGTGGTCACCATGTCTCTGTGCGAGCAGAACCAAGCGTTCGACGACCCCGTGTGGGAACGCTCTGACAAGCTGACCAGGATCATCGGTATCGACGCGGCGTACTCGGGCGTCGGCGGCGATCGCTGCGTAATGACTGACCTGACCTTCGGGCCAGATTCGTCGGGGCGCATCGTGCTAGCATTCAGCGAGGCTCCGATCGTTATTCCGGTCACGGCCATCAAAGCCCAGCAGGCCGAGGAGCAGATTGCCGAGTACGTCCTGCTGTACTGCAAGCAGCGCAACATCCCGCCGGAGCGCGTGGGGTTTGACTCAACGGGACGCGGCACGCTGATGTCGGCGTTCGCCCGCCTGTGGTCACCAGAGGTTGTGCCGATCGAGTTCGGCGGTAAGCCCAGTGACCGCCCGGTGCGCAAGGGCGATCCAAAGACTGAACGCGAAGCCTACGGCAAGATGGTTACCGCGCTGTGGTACTCGTCGCGCCTGCTGATCGAATCCAAGCAGCTACGGAAACTGCCCCGCGAAGTGGCCGAGGAAGGCGCGATGCGCGAGTGGGGAATCGCACGTACCGGGTTGATTGACGTTGAGCCCAAGAACAAGACCAAGGAGCGCATGGGCCGGTCGCCTGACCTCTGGGATTCGTTCGTCGTTGCGCTCGAAATGGCACGCAGAACGGGTTTTGAGATTGCAGGCGGGCAGGGTGTTGGTATTGTCAAGCGACAGACACCAAAGTGGCTGACACGTCTGTCAGATAAGCGTCGCACGATGGAGTCTGAACACGCATTAACTTATTCCTGATATGGCCTCATTCAATCAAGTCATCCTGATCGGCAACCTCATCAAAGACCCAGAAGTCAAAACGCTCCCCAAGGGGACCACTGTTTGCGCTTTTGGCCTGGCATCAAACCGCCGCTGGAAAAGTGAATCCGGTGAGGACAAGGAAGAGGTTTTCTTCGCTAACTGCAAAGCGTTCGGAAAGTCCGCTGACTCGATTGGTAAATACGTCAAGAAGGGTGACCCGCTGATGGTCACCGGCCGGCTGACCACTGAAAAGTGGACCTCCAAGGATGGCCAGGAGAAGTCATCGACCCGGATCGTGGTCGAGCAGTTCCAGTTTCTGAAGAGCCGTGATGCTGCGGCGCCAAAGCCTGCCGCTGCCCCGAAGCCTGATCTGGACGCGGACGACCTACCGTTCTAAACCTCGCCCATGAATCGCGATACGTTTCCTCCTGGTGGCTGGCAGTTCTACGAACCCAAGACCAACTGGAGTCCAAAGGACGCTCTGAACTACGGCTTCTACGACATGGCTCGCTTGATTCACAACCACCGGATTGCAAACAGCATTCCGTCCACGATCGAGCAGGCGATCTCTGACTTGGAGGCCTACACTCGGGCGCGATTCCCTCAGATTGCAGCCACTCCATCCCACACAGCGAATGTACAACCAAGGGTTTCAGGCTGTCGCACGTGCGGCCGCTAGACTACGCAGGACCGCTCAAGGGGCACGGATCCTAGCTGAATGGCTGGGCGACGGTGGTAAACCTGTCGATCGCCAGCTGGCGCAGGATCGAATTGATACCTGCAACCGCTGTATCCACAACAAACCCACGGATGCGCGGTCGATCAACAAGGCCGTCGCTGAGGCGATTCTGGAGCAGGAGCAAGCGCGCAACGACCTGGCGATGTTTCTGTACGGAGAAGGCCTTGCTGGCACCTGCGAGGTCTGCGGGTGCTACCTGAAGCTCAAGGCTTGGGTCCCTTTGAATTATCTTGGCAACCAAGAGATGCCTGATAATTGCTGGATTTCGCGGGAACGGAAAGCAATCTGAGGTCAATATGAGTTTCAAAGAACCGAGTAAAGTCTGGAATGTGGTGAGTGCGATGCTTGAGGCCGAACAGCCTCGATCCCGCAATCGCGCACGCATCAACGCGACGTTCAATGGCAATCCTCCCTACAGCGAAGAGGAGGCGCGGGACAACCGGATCCAGACCAATGTCAACTTTCTGGAAGGCACCCGGATCATTCACGCGGCGCGCCAGCAGTTTACCAACGCGTTCCTGAAACCGCAGAATTACTTCTCGGTGGGTCTCGACATCGGCCCACGCGACAAGCGCACCCAGTGGGGCAACACCATCACGAAGCAGCTGAACCGCGTGATGAAGCGGTCTCCGAAGTATTCCACGGTCTTGGAGTCCCAGTTTGCGGCCACCGTGCTTCACGGCATCGGTCCCGTCACCTGGCTTCGTGATCGCGACTGGTGCCCATCGGCTCGCGGCACCGAGGACATCCTAGTCCCGACGAACACGCTGACCACGATGGAGAACCTGTCGCACTTCGCGATCTACACGTCGTTCACGGCAGCGGACCTGATTCGCATGACCCGGGGTGAGAACGTCGATCCCGGCTGGAACATGAAGCTGGTCAACGAGTTGCTGGCCAACATGATTCAAGAGGAGGCGACCAGTCTCCAGGTGAACGATTGGTCTGGCCAATACTTCCCCGAGAAGGTTGAGGAAGATTTCAAGGAGAACTCTGGCTACTGGGGTTCCGACGCGACGCCGGTGCTGCGGTGCTACGACTTCTACTTCTTGGACACGACCAGCGACGATCCCTCCTGGCGCCGCCGGATCATCGTGGACCAATACAACAGCGGCATCGGCAATATGCAGACCGCTGGCCAGTGGCTCTTCGATGCCGGCGACCGGTGCTACGGCCGGGATATCTTTGAGTTGATGCACGTCCAGTTTGCCGACGGCGCTGTCGTCCCTCCGTTCCGCTGGCACTCGGTGCGCTCACTGGGCTACCTGCTTTACGCGGTCTGCCACCTTCAGAACCGGCTCCGCTGTAAGTTCACCGACTCCGTGTTCGAGCAGATGCTCTGGCTCTTCCGCAACGTCGCCGACGGTGATGCTGAACGGATGGAGAAGATCGACCTTTTCAACATGGGCGTGATCCCCGAGGGCCTCTCCTGGGTTCCGCAGTCTGAGCGCCATGTCGTGGATTACACGATGCTTTCCGGGGCCATGGCCATGCACCGGCAAATTATGGCCGAGTCCAGCGCGGCCTACACCCAGGACGTGAACGACGGTTCCTCCAAGGAACTGACCGCCACCGAGGTGATGGCTCGCGTAAACAACGCCAACGCGCTCATGGGCTCGATGCTCACCCGCGCCTACACCCAGCAGACCTTCCAGTACCGCGAGATCGCTCGCCGCTTCTGCACGATTGACCACCCCGACTGCGTTCAGTTCCGCCGCAAGTGCGAGGCCGAGGGCGTTGATCCGTCCGTTTGGAACAACCTGGACAGCTGGGATATCATGCCCGAGCGCGTCATGGGCTCCGGAAACAAAATGCTGGAGATCGCGCAGGCCGACCGCCTCATGGCTATCCGCCCGCTGCTGGCACCGGATTCACAGGCCGAGGTGGTCCATATGTACGTCGAGGCCAATACGGACGATCCGCTCCTGGCGAACCGGCTCGCACCGGTGGACAACAAGCCGGTCTCCCCGGCGGTCGAGCGCGCTACGCTGGCTTGGGGTACGCTCATCGACGGTCAGCCGGTGGTTATCGCCAGCGCGATCAATCGGCCCGAGTACATCCAGACGCTCCTGCAAATGCTGGGCGCTGCGATCGGCAAGATCGAGCAGGCCGGCGGTATGCCGACGATGGAGCGCGTCATGGGCTTGGCCAACGTGATCCAGCACATCCAGGAGCAGATCCAGCTGATCTCTCAGGACCCCGGTCAGGAGCAGAACATCAAGCTCTACATGGACGGCATCGGCCAGGCGTCGAACTACATCAAGGGCTACGTGCAGCGTCTCCAGGAGCAGGCTCAGGCTCAGGCCGAAGCCGGCGCAGCTGGCAATGGTATGGACGCCGAGACGGCAGCCAAGATCCAGTCGATGATCATCACCGCGCAGTCCAAGTCCCAGATTGCCGCCGCGAACGCCGAACAGAAGCGTATCCAGAAGCAGGTGGCCTTCGAGCAGGATCAGCAGCGCAAGAACGCTAGCACGATCGCCGAGGCCCAGCGCAAGGGCGCCATGACCCGGGCTGATATCGCGGCCATGGATCTCAAGACTCAGGCAGACATCCTTAACCAATGATCCAAACCCCCAAGCAAGAGTTTCAACGCGACCCGCAACGCCTTAGCGCGCTGAAGCGCACACTGGACTCCTCGGACTTCCAGGCGGCGCTCCTCGCAGCGTTCAACAATTTCTGCTGGAACCTTCCAGCCTCAGAGAACCCTCAACACGGCTGGAACGCCAACTGTCGGCGACAGGGCGCCAAGGCGTTGATTGAGGAACTCAACGGCCTGGTCGAACTGCGGAAAGAGAAAACGCCTACTACTCAGAACCTCGAATGAAATTGCTGCTATCACCAGATGCCCCGACTGAACGGGGCGCAGATTACACCGACGCCTTTGCTGGCATCGACGCCATCGAAGGACAGGGCCTTGAGAATCCGATGGGCTCAGCGTCGCCGGCACCAGCGCCGGTGGCTCCCGAGGCGCCAACGCCGACGCCAACGCCGGAACCGCAGGCCGCCACCCCGGCTGCCCCGCAGAAAAACGACGACCTGTTCAACCTCGACAAGCTGGTCACGCCTAAGACTGAGGCGGCCGCACCTGCCAAAACACCGGAGCCGGCAAAACCGGAGCCTGCGTCCTTGAAGCAGTTCCGCGAGCAGTATGAGATGACCAAGAAGGAGCGCGACGATTTCGCGGCCAAGGTCGCCGAACTGGAGCGCGCCAAGTCTGAAGGCACCCGCAAGGAAGTCGAAGAAGCCACCAAGGCCCTGAAGGCCGAGATGGATTCGATCCGCAAGAACGCCGAGGAACTCGATACCGAGGTCCGCTACCTGAACTACACCCGCTCCGGCGAGTACAAGCAGAAGTACGAGACGCCGCTGCGTGAAGCGTGGCAGACCGCCCTGGGCGACATCGAGGGCATCCGCGTCACAGATGAGGACGGCACAGAGCGTGACGCCAATCATCAGGACATCATGGCGCTCCTCAACGTGCCGGTGGCCAAGGCTGCTATCATCGCCCAGGAGACCTTCGGGCCAGCCGCGCCCGAGATCATGGCGCACCGTCGCCGGCTGATCGAGTTGACCCAGGCGCGGGACAAGTCCATTGCCGAGTGGAAGGAGAAGGGCGCCCAGCGTGAGGTCGAATCAAAGAAGCAGCTGGAGAGTCGCCAGGCGCGCTCGCGTGACCTGTTCGAGTCGCAGTTCGCTGACTACGAGAAGACCCACGCCCAGTTGTTCGGCCGAGAAGAGGGTGATGAAGATGGCAACAAGCTCCTGGATGAGAGCGACCGCCTGGTGCGCATCGCGCTCAAGGGGGAAGGCATCGACGCCGACATGGGCTACGACGACAAGGTGGACCTGATCACCAAGGCCCAGGCTCAGGTGGCTCTGCGGGCGCGTGCCTACGGGCGTGAGCGCCTGCGTGTGATCCGCCTCCAGCAGAAGGTGGCGGAACTGGAGAAGAAGGTCGGCAAGGTCCGGTCGTCTGAACCCGGCCAGGGCGAAGGCACCTCGACGGCGACCCGCGTGGCGCCTAAGAACGCGGAGGACGCGATCGACGAACTGCCGTCGGCGTACTAACGGGCGGCCTTACGGCCAGCAGCGGCTCGGCGTTGAAACTCTTTCGCGCCGAGTTTTTTTCTGCCGATGAAGGCTGCGAGAGCGCGAGGATCGTCAGCGCCTTGCTTCTTGAGTTTCGTGACCAGTTTCGCGTACTTCGTTTTCATAGAGTCACCAGGCCGCGCAACTCCAGTACTTGGCCGACAGTTTCGTTCCCGGATTATCGCACCCGTGCCGCGCACGGAAGCTCTTCCGGTTCTTAGCGATGTGCTTCTTGATCGGCATCTTGGGGTCGCCGAACCGGACCAGACGGACTTTGCCGTCTTCCTTAGCCAGCACAGCGGACTTCTTGGACGCGCCTGGCGTAGACTTGGGCTTGTTGTAGCCGGCGAACTTCTGGCCTCGGTAGGTGATCATTTGGCTTTGGGAAGAGCGTACCACCCAGCTGGAATCTTCACGGTCGAAGGACCGACCAGCTTACCGTCGCGGTCGAACGCGTAGACCTTGGCCCGCGTCGGCTCTGCTAGCATCACCGGGTCACCGGAAGGGACCAGGACCACCTTGGTCCGGCAGCCCAGGCAGATCGGCAATACGACCAGCCAGATCAGACTTGAGAGGTTTGGGTGCATTTCCGTCTTCAACCGTTGGCGCAGGCGTTTCCCGGAGCCAGTCCAGGAACGCCTTTGCCAGTTGGTAGATCCAGTTCACGCAGCTGGAGCAGCAGGCGGAGTCGGCGGGGTCTTGGAGTTCTTCCAGACGGACCAGCCTACGCCCAGGAGCGTAATCACAGCGCCGGCAAGCTCATTGGCCTGGTCAACGGTCACAAGGCCCTTGGCGACAAGGAAACCGCCACCGAACGAAAGTCCGTGGCGGACGATGGATTTGATCGAGTCGTTCATTTCAGTCCGATCCTACCAATGAGTTGAGCTAGCACAACCAAAACCCCGAGGCCGCCAAACAGCTTCCATTGAAACTGCTTGAGGCCTTCGAGGGTGGCTTTGATTCCGTGGATGTCGGAGACCATCCCTGCGTCTTTGTCGCCGATGATGGTCTCCAGTCTCACGATACGTACCTCAAGGTTGTGAAGGTTCTCCTCCGGCATTGGTCGGTGCAGTTTGAGATGCAGCCAACAGAATCTTGTCCTGAAGCGGGATTCCGACGCGACCGTTCTGGCTTCCGCCGGCACGGATGGCGATCTCGATCAGCTGGACAAGGTTCTGGGCTTCAGTTTGCGTGATGGTGAGCGTGATTTCGTTCATGCGGGGTCAGTGTCTGTCAGCGTCAAGCAGCTGGCAACTCTGGACTCGTCATGGGAAGCATCGGAGGCACGATCATCTCAGGCTCAGGCGGCGGCGTAGGCGGCACCCACGGCAGCGGCAAAACGACAACCGGCGGGTCGATCTGGTTCTGGATCTGCGCGGTGACGTTCGCTTCGATGGCCGCTTGATCGACGCCAGAAGCGAAGCACCAACCAAGCACCTGCTGCTCGGTCAGATCCTCGTAAGGCGTGAACGAACCAGTGGGCGGCTGAAACGACGCGCTGCCGTAGCAGGTGCCGGTGTATTGATCCTGCGAGCCGTTGCACCTCCAGTCGGCGGTGATGACGACATCGGTGAGAGTGCCTTCGGTCGGCTTAACGAGAAGGCGTTCGATGATCCAAGAGAGGGTGGTCATGGTGGTATGAATTAAGCGTTAGCGAGCGTGGTGACGGTGCCAGAGCTTCCACGGTACTTCAGCGCACCGGCTTCGACGTAGAGCTGGCCCATGCCAGCGGGTGAAGTGCTTGGAGCGGTAGCGTTTGCAAGACCAAGAACCTTAGCGGCAGAGGTTCCGAATGTGCTAACCCCCACGCCGACGTTGCCGGAGCTATCCAACGTCATCTGCTTTGTCGAGCCACCGGCGGCGAATTGCAAAGCACCGGACAGCATTCCGATGTTCGCAATGTTCGACGTATCAGAAAACTGAAGAGCAACAGCTCGGCCAGAAGCTCCGGTACGGAACGTAGCAACAACATTTCCAAAATCAGTTGTTCCGGTTCCTCCGCTGTAGATGTGCAGCGGAACAACAGGACTCGCCCCCACGCCCAGCCCCGTGGAGTTCAGGGTCATGGCGGTGCCAGCGACTCCGCCGACGTTGGACCATGTGGCTACGCCAGTAGACGATATCGCATACCGCTCGGAACCATTAACATTGAAAAACAACGGAAGCGCATCTCGTTGATAAACAATAGCGCCAAGACTGTTTTGAATTAAATCAAAACTAGTTGTTCCAAGTATAGTGCCATTGCCTGAAATCTTAAGCCCACCTGCACCGCCAACTCCGCCTCTGACGTCAATGGTGGCAATCGAAGCTGCGCGAACAGATAACTCATTGTCAGGTGTCGCCGTCCCAATACCCACCCGATTGTTCGTCGAATCAACCTTCAACACGTTCGTGTCCACCGTCAGATCGCCGGTGATGGTGGCGGAGCCAGTGACCGTCAGCAGGTTCGTGGTTTTGTTCCACAGGAACTGCGGATCCCCTGCTAGCACGCCCCCATCATTGAAGATCACCTGGCCATTCGCACCTACGCCACCCGGGGCCGGCGGAGCGTACAGGAACTTCATCAGCTGATTCGCGATGATCGACTCGATGTCGGACTTCGGCTGCGTGACGATCTGATAGAACTCATTCCACAGCTGTTGCGTGGTCAGGTTCGGGTTCAGCGGCGTGCCGGCGTTGGCGTTGGCCAAGGTTGCGGCGACGACCGACCGGACGGCAGAGATGGAATCCAGGTTCAGCACCTGCTGCGCATCGGTCCTTAGGGTTTGAATTGAAGGAGTAGGCATAGGTCAGACAAACTGGGCAAAGGTGTACGAGGGGGATCCGGTGGTTGCAGCGACGCTGATGGCGCCGATGTATCCGTCCAGCATTAAAGGGTCGGAGTGCTTATTCCCGGTGTTGTGAGCCGGAAGCACGATGTGGTAGTCGGAAGCCGTGGCGCCAGTGCCGAACTTCACGAACAACTCTTCGTTCTTCTGATTCTGGAGCGTGAACTTCCTGCGCAACGGGTTGGCCGCAGACGTGGCTGTAATGGTGAGCAATCCGCCGGCGCTGGTCGTGGTCAGCGGCGCACCTGGTGCAGCAGCCAAAATCTGGTTGAGCAAGGTCACCATGTAGGTGTCCTTGATGCCTGGCGACAGGCAGTCGAAACACCCGCTGAGCGAGGCGATCTCCTGGGAAGTTAGGGCTGGCATATCAGGCTTCCTCCTCCATGTCGTCCATCTCCATCTCGGCGCCTTCCATCTCCATCTCTTCCACGTCCTGACGGCCGGACTCGCCTAGCGTGATGCCGTCGAAACCGATGATCTCGATGGTGCCACGCGGCGTGGTGCGCCAGTCAACCATGGCGGTGCCAGACTCGCCTTCGAGGCGCAGTTCCTTAGGCGGCGTGAACTCGACAACTTCGACCTCGGCGCCCATGCGGCCCATGCCGTCCATCTTTCGTTTACCCATCATTTGTCCGTACATCGTAAAATCCTTTCCTTTGCCTTGGTGAGAGGCTGCCAGCATCCCGGACACTCCGGAAGGCTGCCAGCACCTCAGGGGCTCCCCCGAAGGAGAGCCCCGTTTGGTGATAGCTTAGATCGCGAACTCCAGGGTCACGTTCGTGCAGGGCACAACCTCAGTGGTCGTACCGATCGCGCTGCCGGCCAGCTGGATCACGTTGCCAGAGACAACGCTCCAGGTGCCAGACGCGGTGCCGAATTCGGCGTCCCAGACCGTTTGCAGGGCGGCAACCAACGCGGCCGGAGTGGCCTCGCTGATACCCGCGTTGGTGACGATGTTGTCGTCGCACAAGATGCCGGTCGTTCCGATAACGAAGTTTCCAGCATCGTTTGCAATGGCCGTGAACTGCACGGTGACACCGCAGACCGGATCCGCCGAGTTGTAGTTCTGAGCGGCGTAGGACTCAGCGTCAGCCTCGCAGATGGGGATGATTTCCACGCAGCCACGATCAACCTTGTGGAAGATCGCTTCAAGCCATTCCGGATGCTCAGGCTTCACGGCCAACTGGAAGTCAGCAATGAACTTACCCTTGTTTCCACGGCTGTTGTCGATTGGCTTGCCGGAGCAGTCCGCGCCCAGGTCGTTGGTCGCGAACTTCCAACGCCCACCGTAATCCCGAACCATGAACGGCATATTCGGGTTCACAGCCTCGGGGCGGAACGGCATCACGCGCAGGGCGCGAGGATTGTTGATGTAGCTGATCTGGTAGTGGGCGTTGTCGTAGTCCTCGTTGAAGACAGACTTGATGCCCTCGGTGGCAGCCACATTCTTGTACGGCAGAACCAGGGTGTAGTTGCCCGGGGTAGCCGTCGGATTGAAGCGCAACGGGAACTGGAGCACCTTCACCATGAAGTCGCCGACGAAGCCCATGAAGCCGTACTTGTAGAACTCCTTGGCGGCCGGGGCGAAAACGCCGAAGCGCCAGGCGTCGTACAGGGTGGCGTTGGTCTTCTGGAGATACCGGAAGGTATCCTTGTCGGTGTGCAGCTGGAGGGAATCGTATCCTTCCTTGCCGGCCTGGATGGCGCCCAAGAAGTACTGACGGGTGACACGCGACTGGAGGATCTCCGGAGTCAAGCGTCCTAGCGAAGCAGCGGTGATCGGGGCAGCCGCGTTGTCGGTGACCCGCAACGTGACGTAGCCGGCGCCAACCCAGGAGAAGTTGATCGCAGGCAGGCCCAGAGCGCACGCGAAGGCGTTACCGCCCAGCAGCGAGCTAGACAACTCAGCGGCCTTGCGCTGGAGGTAGTAGGTGGTGATCCAGTTCGTGGCCGGACGCAACACGTCGTCGATGATCTGACGGAAGTGCTCCTTGGCCTTCGTCTTCGTCATAATCTGGTCGAAGCACAGGATGTCGGAACCCCATGACTGCTTCTCCAGCGAGTATTCGTTACGGCTCCAGCCCCAACCAATCTTATTCTCGGTGGGATCGCACGGCTGACCGGTACAGGCCGCACCGGTCGGGTTCTCCCAGGCGCCAGTCACGTTCGGGAACACGCTGTTGAAGCGGTCAAAACGGTGGGTGGTGCCGGAATACGCGTCGAACGATCCGGTGTTGTAGTATCCGATCATCCCGTCAAACGGGCGGATATCCTTGAGCACTTCCTTGTCGTACACAGGCTCCTGCGAGACGAGGAAGGAAGCAAACTGCTTACAGCTGATTACATTTCCATTGGCCATATTGGCTCTCCTGCCTCGGGGGTTTTCTTCACCTACCCCTCCGAGACAACGAGGCAGATTGCAGGTCCGTGAAGACCATCAATCCAACCTCGGTGGCGAGTCCGAGCCGTGGAGCCGGCGAATGCCCTTCGGCAGTCTTAGCCAACTGGAATAACGCGCCCAGTTCGCGCCCGGTTGACGAAACCGAGCTATGCGTCGTGGCGGTATCGTTCTACCGCTTCTTCTTGATGTCAACGGGTTTCTGCATCCACTCCGACCGCTCGTTCTCGCACCGTAAAACGTGATCCTCGATGGCTATGATCAGCACCGCAGTTTTCGTCCGGCGCGATCGGATCGCTTCCTCCTCCAGCATCTTGGCGACCTCGATTGGCAGGCGGTAACTCACGCGAATTGTATTCTTCATGGCCGCAGTGTGTGGCTTATGCTTGACACGTCAAGCTGGAGAACGCAGCCTACGGCTCACGCTCATATCTATGAACCTCCGTCCATACCAGGACCGCCTGGCGAACGATATCCGATCAGCCTTCGCATCTGGAGCACGCAGGCCCCTCGCCGTGAGCCCCACCGGTTCCGGCAAGACCGTGCTCTTCAGCTACATCACCTCCCAGGTCCTCAAGCGTGGCGCCCGGGTTGTCATCGTCGCTCACCGCCGCGAGATCCTCGATCAGATCAGCGGCACGCTGTCCAAGGTATCGGTCCCGCACGGGTTCATCCAGGCCGGCAAACCCATGTCCAAACAGCCGGCCATGGTCGCCTCGATCCAAACTCTCGGTCGGCGCCTGGATCAGGTCACCACTCCTGACCTCGTTATCATCGACGAGGCGCATCACTCGGTCTCCAAATCCTACGTGGAGATGTTCGCCCGATGGCCCGAAGCCAAGTTCATCGGCGTCACGGCCACCCCAGAGCGCCTGGATGGCAAGGGCCTCGGAACCATGTTCGACCGCATGGTCATGGGGCCATCCGTCCAGTGGCTTATCGACAACGGATTCCTGGCCAAGCCGGTCTACTACGCGCCCAAGCACACTCCAGACCTGTCCAGCGTATCCAAGGTCGCCGGTGACTTCGATCGCGCCGAGACCGAGGAGATCATCGACACCCCACGCATCACCGGTGACGCGGTGACGCACTACCGCAAGTTCTGCCCGAATCAGCGGGCGGTTGTGTTCTGCATCTCCGTGGCCCATGCCCAACACGTCGCTGATCAGTTCTGCGCAGCTGGTGTTCCTGCTGCTAGCATCGACGGGACGCTGGATCCCGATGTCCGCAGCAAGCGGGTCGAGGACCTGACGGCCGGCAAGATTTTGGTCCTGACCAGCTGCGAACTCATCTCCGAGGGATTCGATCTGCCGGCCGTCAACGCCGCCATCCTGCTGCGGCCCACACACTCGCTGTCCATGCACCTCCAGCAGCTGGGGCGTGCGCTCCGGCCGTTCCCAGGGAAGACCCACGCGACGATCCTGGATCACGTCGGCAACTGCCTGCGTCACGGCCTGGCTGAGCAGGAACGCGCCTGGGACCTCGAAGGCCGCGAGAAGCGCAAGAAGAAGTCCACGCCCGTCGAAACCAAGCAGTGCTCCAAGTGCTTCGCGATCTTCGCTGGCACGGCGTGCCCGCAGTGTGGCCAGGAACGTGAGGTCACCGTCCGCGAAGTCGAGCAGGTCGATGGCGAGCTTCAGCGCCTGTCGATCGAAGACATCGCGGCCAAGCGCGAGGAGCGGCGCGAGGAAGGAAAGTGCCGTACCCTCGAAGATTTCCGTGCCCTTGCCGCACGGCGTGGCTACAAACCCGGCTGGGCTTACTTCCGATGGCAGGCCCGTTCTCGCAAAATCAGCCACCTCGTATGACCGAATCCGAACTCCAATCCTTAATCCTCCGCGCAGCTGGATCAAAACCGCACGTCCGCGTATTCCGCAACCAGGTGGGCGAGGGCTACGTCGGAAAAGCCCTCCGCGATCCGGAAGGCGTCTTCCTACGCGACGCTCGCCACGTCCGCATGGGATTATTCCCGGGCTCTGGAGACCTGATCGGCTGGCGAACGGTTACAGTCACACCCGACATGGTCGGCAAACCTATCGCCCAGTTCCTCTCCATCGAAGTCAAGACACCCACCGGACGCATCCGGCCTGACCAGACCAACTGGCTTGAGCAGGTTAACCTTCACGGCGGCCACGCGATTATCGCACGCTCAGTTTCCGACACCGACAACCTATGAACCCGCAACTACGCGCCGATACCATCACGCAGGCGCTCCAACGCACAGCCCCATCCAACCTGTCCCCAGAGGCCACCTACCGCTACTACGAGCGCCTGGGTATCATGTGCGGGGCAGCGGATCCAACGCCGGAGCAGCATCGGCAGGCCCTACTGGAAGCACGCGAGTACGATCTCAATAACGACTAACCTCACCCCTCACTACAAGCATGACCCTCCCCGAACTCTCGGACGCCCTCTCCGTCCGGGTCGCAGAACTCTGCGCTCAACTCCTCCCCGCCGGCCGCCAGGTCGGCTCCCAGTGGATCGTCGGCAACGTCTTCGGCGACGCCGGCGACTCCCTGTACGTCGAACTCACCGGCCCCAAGCAGGGCCTGTGGTACGACCACGCCGCTGGCAACGGTGGCGATCTCCTCGAACTCATCGGCCAGAATCAAACCCTCCCGAAGGGCCGCGCCGCCCAGTGGGCACGCGAATTCCTCGGTATCCGCGACGATTACCAGCCCGAACCCCGCCGATTCGATCCCCTCAAGCACGGCCACCGCGCCGACGCCTCCCAGCCGTACCGCTACGGCTCCGCCGCCTGGCCCTATCCCGACGCCGACGGCACCATCCGGGCCTACGTCGTCCGATTCGACCTCCCCGACGGCTCCAAGGACGTCCGCCCCCTCCGGTTCCTCCCGCCCGATAACCAACCCCCTGACCTCCTCAACCCCCGCCACTGGCGCTGGAAGGGCTGGACCTCACCGGAGTCCGTCCCCCTCTTCAACCTCCACCTTCTGGACCGGCGCCCGAACGACCCTGTCCTCATCGTAGAGGGCGAGAAAACCGCCGTCGCAGCATCCAAGCTCTTTCCGTCCCACGTCGTCATCACCTGGCAGGGCGGCTCCAAGCGCGTCGCCCGTGCCGCTATCGACCCTCTCCTGACCCGAGCCACCCCGATCGTCCTGTGGCCCGACGCCGACAAACCCGGCCGGGACGCCATGGTCTACCTAAAAGCCCGCCTGCCGTCCGCCAAACTCGTTCACCTCCCAGACACGCTCCCCGAAGGCTGGGACCTCGCCGATCCAATCCCAGCTGACGTATCCATCCAGGGCCTCCTCGACGCCGCTGGCGATCCACCACGCCCGGTTCCGGCTGCACCGCTCCCTGCCAGCCCCAACCCGCTCGACGACCTCCACTACGATCCGAACTCCGGCCAGTGGTGGACCCGCAACTCATGGGGCGATTACGCCCAGATCAACGGCGAGCGCGTCCGAACCCTCTTCACCGAGTCCGGCGTCTCCCCCACGAAGGACCAGACCGGCGCCTCCGACGTCGATCGCGAACTCCTGCGCCGTACCCGGGACACCCGGATCCGCTACGCCGGCTCCGTCGCCGGCCACCAGGCAGGCCTCTACGACAAGGTCCTCGTCACCGAATCCGTCGCACCCCTGCCGGCCGTCCCCGGCGACTGCGCCCGTCTCCAGACCTACCTCCACAACCTCCTCGACCAGAACGACGACCAGTACTGGCGCCTCATCTTCTGGCTCGCGCTCCGTCGGCAGGCCGTCCTGACAGGCACCTGGAGAGCATCGCAGGCGCTGGCGCTGGTCGGTCCCGCCGCGTGCGGCAAGTCCTTCGTGCAGGCCCAGGTCATCACCAAACTCCTCGGTGGCCGCATCGCCAAGCCCTACCGCTATATGTCCGGCGCCACGGAGTTCAACGGCGACCTCTTCGCCGCTGAGCACCTCTGCATCTCCGACGAGGCCCCTGGCCGCGATATCCACTCCCGGCGCTCCCTCGGTTCTCACATCAAATCCATGCTGTTCGACATCGACCAGTCCTGCCACCCCAAGAACCGCCAGGCCATCACCCTCCGCCCCATCTGGGCCATGTCCATCTCCCTCAACGACGAGCCCGAGAACCTCCAGGTCCTCCCGCCACTCGACCCGTCCCTCATGGACAAACTCATTATCCTCCGCTGCGTCCGCCATACCCTCCCCTGGCCAGGCCCCGAAATCCAAGTCCTCCGCGAGATCATCGACACCGAACTCTCCCAGTTCGCCCACTACCTCGACGGCCTCACCGTCCCTGAGCACCTGGTGGAACCACGCTGCGGCCTCAAGGCTTACCAGCACCCGGCCATCCTCGAAGAACTCATGCAGCTGTCGCCAGAGCACCAACTCATCGGCCTCATCGACACCGCCATTTTCGAGAACGAATTCCTCACCTGGAGAGGTACGGCTGCTGACCTGGAAACCGTTCTACGTGACTCGAAGTATTCCCGGGAGGCCGACCGGCTCTTCCGGTTCAACACCGCGTGCGGCGTCTACCTAGCGCGCCTGCATGAGCAGGATCCGGAGCGGTTCAAGAGGACCAAGTCGAAAAACAAGATCCGATGGGCGATTACGCCGCCGCAGAAGAGCGAAATGATGGATTAAGACGGGGGTGGGGGTGGGGAGTGCATGGGTGGGGGTGGGAGGTTTTCGTAGACCCCCCACCCCCGTTCGGACCCCGATAAACATTGGGTCAAATGAATGTTTTGGAGTCAGGGGGTGGGGGGTGAGGGGGTGGTAGGAAAATTGATGGACTGGCCGGCTGGAGAAGCTGAGCGGACGGAGCGCAGCTGGAGCGGACGGAACAGTGGCGGAGCGGAACCGTTAAGGTTGGTTATAGCCCCTAACCCCCTACCCTAAAGAGTAAAATATGAAGAAAGGCCAATGAAATGGGGTCAAAAACGGGGGTGGGGGGTACAGCGATACCCCTATTCGACCCCCCACCCCCTAAGTGGCACCCCCTACCCCAGGGCGTAGAGCGGTTTATGATGGTTTGGAAAGTGGGCTAGGTATTTGGGAGGGGGTACCGTTGTGGCCTGCCGTCGAGCGCGGCCCCCACCCACCCTACCCCGTGGGGACGGTACGGCCCGTAAGGAATCCATTATGGGTCCCGCAGGTCAGGCACAGCCGTCGAGGGTGGCGTCAGTCTAGGTTAGGCAGGGATGGGGAGGAGCCGACCAAGGTTGCTGGCGAGATGTCGATGGGGATGGAGGCCTTGCCTCTGCCAGCTGAGCCAGCCGGTCGTCGCGGTATGGCAAGCAGGTCCATGAGTTGGTCTTGGAGGGAGACCATGGCTTTTGCGGCGGAGATCCGATCGTTGGCAGGTGCAGTCGTGTCTTCCACAAGGTCAGCCATCCGCTCAGCCGATCGACGCAGCCGCAGGACCATCTGTCCGGGAAGAGAAGCCCTTGCCAGACTCAATACCACCTCACTCCTCGCAGCCCTCCGCGACAGGCTTTTCCCGTCAGTCGCAGGGTATGACTTCTCCATGTACGGCATGACCACACAATGCGATTTCCGACAGCGATTTCAACCAATGTTTACGGGCCTGCGATCAAGGTCCTGAAAAAGAGGTGTTGACACGTAAAGCGGTTTATGAGATCGTGTCCACCGTATGAAATACCTACCTACCATCGACCTCTGGTCCAACGGCATCATCAACGCTCTCCACACCGGCGCCTTGCGACTCCAACGTGGACAATGGGTCCGTTGTGGACAGCAGCGCCCTTCACGGTTCGTGCGAGCCACTGAGTCGTCGATCTGGGCCGTGCACCCTCAGCCGGGGCAGCAGCGGCAGTTCCTCTCGGTTTGCTCGGCGTTCAAGCGACAGGGCGGCCTGTGATCGGATCCGGTCCCATCCTGCGGGGTGGGATCTGGTCTGGCCATAGAGCCGGAATCGAACCCATGAAAAACACATATCGCATCACCAGCACCGATTGGTGCTACACCCCGGGAATCATCCGCTTCGCGCAGTCGATGTACTTCTCCGACGCCCCTGCAGCAGTCCGGATCCTGCGCGACGGGTTTGGCCTGCCGAACGCGATCGCCGACGCACTGTGCTCCGGTGCTCTGGATTACGAAATTGACGGCGAGGCTGTCGTGTTCGCAGTAGAGGAGGTGGCGTTGTGAAGCGCCTTCTCCGTGATGCGGCGGTCCTACTCTTGGGCAGCGGCGTCGTGTTTCTGGTCGTCTGGCTGCTGGTGGACGCAATGATCGGACCAATCGGATGATCCGGCGAGCCTCCTGCGTGCAGGGGGTTCTGCGGATCAGCTGATCCACAACAACTATGACGACCAACGAAATCAAACGCAGTGTGGACCTGTCGAATGCAGGTCGAGTGAAGGACATGGTCCTGTCGGACCAGAACAAGCGGGAGCTACGGGAGGCTGGCTACAAGGTCTCTGGCTCTACGGTCTACGGTCCCGCTTGGAAGGGTGAGCGGTTCATCACGTACCCAGTGCGGACGACGGCTGTCGAGCATGACTACGAGGGCGCAATCCTCGCACGTCAGTATCTGGGAGGTGGCCTGTGAATCTGGGAGACTTCGTGACGTGCCCAAACGGCCTGACTGGCATGGTAATGAGTATCTACGGCGATCAGGTGTTGGTCCAGTTCTTGGACGGCTACCGGTCGTTCCCAGCGGCGCAATGCGTATTGGTGGAGGTCGATTGATATGAGCATCATCGACACCTTCAGGAATCTCGAACGACACGGGTTCGTTCGCCTTCGCGCTGAGCCGGAAACCGAGTCGTATTTTGACGTCTACGGCGAACCTGACTCGCCTGAGGAACGGCAGGAGATCATGGACAGCATAAACCTGCATGGCTGCTGGTGTGTCTTCTCTGAGTTCAGGGGCGACGATGGTCGCTGGCATCATGCCGCCTCGATCGGGATGTGTGCTGGTTACCAAAACGTGCTGGACCCGGAGGAGAATGACTACGTGTGCGACCTCATGGCCTCGGCTGTGAATGCGTTGGAAATGCAGATGTGCATCTGACTAGAGCACGGCCGCCCCTGCGGGGGCTGCCTTCTCTGGCCAGAAGCGCCGGAATCCAAACTATGATACCAATACATTCACCTGCACCGTGGTCGATTGAGTTCGACCGCATCAACGACGCGACTGGCAAGCAGGTCGCGCAGATTACGCCCCGCCTGACTGGCGAGCAGAACCACAGGCTTATTGCAGCTGCGCCAGAGTTGCTGACGGCGCTGGACGGAATCCTCCAATGGTGGATGGAATCCGATGGCGGCGACGATATGCCGGTGGATCTGTTCGACCGGGCTGAGGCGGCGCTGAAGGCGGCCAAGGGAGGTGCAACACGCCTGACCAGCCTCTCTGACATCAAGGGCGCTGTCTTGGCTGGCAAGATCGTCCACTGGAAGACGCCAGCCTATCAGGTTGTCTGCGACTCGGTTGGCCAGTGGCTGATCGTGTGTCAATCGACCAAGGGCTGCTGGGGGCTCACGTGGGCTGATGGCGTGACGATGAATGGGAAGCCTGAGGAGTTCTTCGTGGGAGGTGCTCGATGAGCCCCAACGCATACGATGCAGCCTTCGCAGCGGCCGGTCTGGCGAACCGAGTCGAAGGAGCCAGCGTGAATACAATGACTCGGATCTCATTGGCTGCACTGACTGTGGCTGAACTGGAGTCTGAGAACGCTATTCCAGAGGGGTGCTACGACGACCTGCTGGATCTGGTGGGTAAGCGCCTGAGTGATCCACGGTGGCCTGTGCCGGGAGTGAAGATCAGCGCAGCCGTGCGAGCCGTGCTGGTGAACATGAAGGAGGTGTCCCGTGCCTGACCTAACGATCGAACAGGGCCGTGGAGCCACCTACGCCAGCGATCGCTGGACGGTCTACGAGCATGGCACCTACGGGCGAGGATCCGTGCTGGAAGGCCAGAGCCGCAGGGTTTGGCTCGATGACTTCGACACGCTGGAGGAGGCTGTGATCGCCTACCCAGATGCGGTCGTGTGCGCCTGCTCGACGTATCAGCCGCCTTACTTAAACCACCTGCCGGAGGATGGAGAATGAGGAAAATCAAAGGCATTTTCGTGGACCCGTTTGAACGGGTGAACACGATGGTTGAAACCTCGAAAGACATCCGAGAAATCCAGAAACTACTGAAAGTGGAATTATTGGAGGTCTTCAATCCCAGTCGAGTTGGTGGACCAGACGTCGAACTCTGGGTGGATGAGATGGGCACACTGCGTGAGAACCCCGGCTGGTGGTTTGGTTCGTGGAACCAGCTGTTTGCTGGCCGGTGTTTCATCTGCAAACCCGGTCTGAAGACACTTCCGAAATCGCAAGCCTACGGTCTGGTTTGCTGGATCCGTCCCGGCATGACGGAGTCTTGCAAGCAGATCGCGCACCTGAATCGGGCGAGGATAATCTCCGGCCCCAAGGGCTTTCAGGACTGGAAGCGCGACGCGAATGACTGCAAGACGATGCTTTCGATGCTTGCTCTTGCCGTTGAGGAAGCGCCACTGCTACCATAAGCGGATTATGAAAGCCGAACTATTGGCAGCACTGATCGCCGTGGAATCCGGCGGGAACGACCTGGCTCGGGGCCGGCACGGGGAACTCGGTGCTCTCCAGGTGCGCCCCTGCGTCGTCGCGGACGTGAACCGGATCACCGGGAAGTCGTACCGTTGGTCTGAGATGACGAACCGTGTGGTGGCTCAGACAGTTTGTAAATCGTACCTCAGATACTGGGGTGGGCGTATTGGCCGACCGGCGACTGACCGGGACCTCGCGCTGATCTGGCATCACGGCCCGAACGGATGGAAACGATCGGGCGGGGTGTATTGGAAGCGGGTGTCGGCAGCGAAATGACTCGGAGCACGGTGGTCGGCGTGTCCGACCACCCTCTCCGCGCCAGTAACGCGGGAACAGATTATGGAAACAGAGAACCAACCGAACGAGGAAGCACCGCTGGTGCCTCCCGCAGTCAGTCAGGCAGCGTCCGCATTGGGTCGCCGTGGTCGCGGCCGGGCGAAAACCATCACCGATGAGGACCGCCAGCGCCGCAGCGACCAGATGGTGGCGCTCAACGAGAAGCGCCGGACGATCCGGGTGCAGGGCATCGTGGTGAACGGGCCGGGTGGCAACACGACGATCCAGGAGCGCGTGAAGGGAACCGGCATCCAGCCGGTGACCAACCCGGCAATCGTGGATTCGATCAATCGCGCCTCGAAGACCCCGCCGCCGTGGCAGGGTCAGCGTGTCGCTCGCGTGGAAGGGAGGCGCGCATGACCCGGAAGGTGACCATTGAGATCACGGACGCAGACGGCGGGTTTCACCTGTCGATCGACGTGCAGCCGCCACTGCCTGAGCATGGAACCGTGCCTGAGCCGTCTGCCGCGCTGATCGCTGGCATGGTAGCGCGGCGTGCGATCGAGCAGCTGGTGGCGCAGCAGCAGGTTGATGGAGGTCAGTGTGACGCGAATTGAGATCGCCAGACGCGTGTCCGACGAGTGCGGCCTGCTGGTGCCCCACGCTCAACAGGTCGTGGACTGCGTGCTTGACCTGATGACTGAGCAGGTCCTGAAAGGAGAGCTATTGCTGCCTGATTTCGGGAAGTTCGAGGTCAAGTGGACAGCTCAGAGAATCGGCCGGAACCCGCTGATCCCGGATGTCGATATCCCGATCCCGCCGAGGCCGAAGGTGTACTTCAAACCGTCGAAGGAACTAGCCGATCGGGTGATTAAAACACTTGCGGTTGGGTCATCCAAGAAGTAGGATACCACCGCTTGTAGTGCTGTTCATAGTTGTCGAGCCCCTGGGATTGTGAGGTCCCGGGGGCTTTTTGTTTGCGGCGGAGACCGCGGGGGGGG